TCATTTGGAAGGCTTGGCGATGGCCCCGACGCGTCGGTAAACGCGCTCCGTGATTCCTTCTTTTGAGTGGCCCAGCAGAACGCTTGCATCGCTCAGGTCGTTGATCTCCGAGGCCGCCTTCGGTCGGATGTCGCGGAACTGGAATTGAGCGATCCGGTTGGCCAGATCCGGCTTTTTCTCGACCTCGGCTTTCACCCTTGCGTCCTCGCGGGCGTCTGCCCACCGGTTACGCAACATTGGCCAACTCATGCGCTTTCCGTGCTCGTTGACGATGAAGAACGGCGATAGGTGCCCGCTGGTCCTGTGCATGATCCGCTCGAGCAGCAGGCCCAGGCTGTTCTTTACTCCATCCACCTCTAGGACGATCCTCAATCGCTTGCCGGTCTTGCCCTGGCTGACCAGCAGGTAGATTCCCTCCATATCGTCTTTCCGCATGGACAGTACGTCCGATGGCCGCTGACCAGTCAGGTAGGCCAAGTCCATCGCATCCTTCAGCTCCGGTGGAGCCTCCTCGTACACCGCCTGCCACACCGTTTCGTTGGCGTAGAAGTCGCGCGGTTTTTCCTTGTTCTTCCTTACGCCCAGGCACGGGTTGTCCCGGGTTGTAAGCCCCCATTCCCTCGCCGTGTTGAATACGTGGGAAAGCAGGGCGATTTCCCTGTTTGCCCTGGTCTTCGCCGACCGCGAGTCGCGGTACTGCGCGATCATGGCCGGGGTGATGGCGTCGATCGGCGCCGAGTCGAACACATTGCGCAGCTGCTTCAGCTCGTAGATGTTGTCCTTCTGGGTCCTGACGGCCTTGCCTGGGACGATCTTCAGCAGGTACTCGTCGAAGATTCCCTTCATCGTGGTCAGTTCCTTCGGCACCGACTTGGCCTCCAGTTCCGCCCACTTCAGTTTGGCTTTCACCAGGTCATTGCCGAGGAAGATATCCTTGCCCGACCTGTCCCTGTAGTACAGGGCCTCCCACACCTTGCCATTGGCTTTTTGTCTCTTGCGGCGATACATGCCTGGTGGCAGGTCGCGATTCTCGGTCTTCCTTGGGCGCATTTCACTTCACTCGGGAAAAATCAGGGGTCCAGGCGGGCGTTGGTGGTGGGGCTGGTGCGACCGGCAAGGTGTCGATCACCACGCCGCTGAGCTTCTGGCGGGCGTACTGGCGGCCAACCAGTGGCCGGCCGCCGCGGCTCTCGACGAAGTGCCAGCCTTTTTCTGTTAGCCAACGGCGCTGCCACGCCCGGGGTTTGTAGCCGGTGATCGCCACCAGCTCTTCGTCCGAAAGGATTTCGGTTTCCATGGGATGGTCTCCACGCCGCCGGTGGCGGCAGGTTGGTGGTCAGTCGCAGCTGCTGGAGCTGGATCCGCTATCGCTGGAACTGCTGCTGTCGCTCGACGAGTAGCTGCTGCCGCAGTCGTAGCTGCTGTAATCACGGCTGGAGCAGGAACTGCTGGTGCTGCGCGGTGGTTCGTAGCTGTCGGCCTGGTAGGCGGGATGCAACGGGCTGACGGGGCTCAACGGGTTGAGCGGATCAAGCATCGGATCTAGCCTGCCGACTGCCGGGCTGTGGCCGCGAGCAAATCCAGTTGGTGCCAGTGTTGGACGCGGCCCGGGCTTCTTCTTGCGCTTGAGCCAGCGAGTCAGGAAATTGGACATAGGTAATCCTCGCCCGCGCATGTCGGCGGGCTTGAGTTGTATGGGGAGGGGTTAGGCGCCCTTGAACGGCACGACGTTTTCCAGCTCGCGCTTCACGCCATCGGCGTCGCGGAACGCTCTCTACTCAGTGTGATGTGCCGCGCAGCGGTGCATGTCAGGTGCGATCTCGGTCGAGCATCAGCTACGCATGCTGAATATCTGCGATCTGTTTTCTCTGCGAGGTGCTGACAGGAGCCGGTTATTGATTTTTTCGTTTGTACCCGTCGGTCTGATATAAATCTTCTCTAGTCTCTGTAGGCGCACACTCAATTTAGCTCAGGACTTCTGAGCATTGAGAGGTGCGTATGACCAGAGATAGGGATAACGGCCAAAGTGGCAAGTCAGATCGTAATGGCGGTTGGCCTACCGGTTCAGACGATGATTCCAAGAGGGCCCGTCCAGAGGATCGCGACGATTACACTGATAACCGACCCTTTCGAGGCGCGCAGAAACAAGGCCCACCGGACCCATCGAGGGCATCCAATGCCGAGCGCTATAGCTATCACAAGCGCCCATTGGAGTAGCTGCCAAGCGTAATTGAACGCTGAGTCTAGTCGAGCTCTGCTGACAGAAGCCCAGCCCCGCGCTGGGCTTTTTGCTACTTGAACTTCTGTCTGCTGGACGGGCTCAGTGATCGGGCTCGGTTCTCTACTGGCGCTGTCCCGCTGATATCTATCAGCAAGGATTAGGGCCGATCATTTTCCACCGGTCGCATTTAAGCGAAATGGATATCTATCCCTCTCTTTACCGCGCCTACTGGGATAAGTAAGAGGAGATTGATATGAGATGTCGCGGCGAAAAATTCTGGACCTGGGCAGACCCAGCGCTTCACCTTCGTCATCACGACGAAATCCTTGAGGACGGCAGGAGTATCGACGTGCAAACCCGTCTTTCGCGGACAGGCGAAACGCAGCTCTTCATCGGGGTGTACTCCAAAAGCGGGGACCGAATTGTAGAAGAGGCTTACAGCACCAGACCAAGCGAAACTATGAGTCGAGCCTTGGTCTGGGGTGTGCTCCGAGCGAAGACCTTCGTAATCGGCGGGTGGGCCTAGACTCTCTCATATTCATTCGAGCTTTTGAATAGCGCCAGGCAGCGCTTGATCTTGTGGATGATCCTTTCGAGTTTGTTTTTTGCCGTGCTGTCGTCAGGTCATGTCGTGCCCTTTGCTTGCAGGCGCCTCCCTCACCGAGAAGCCCCCTGTAGATCAGGTAGGCCATGTAGGCGAGGGGAAGGATCACGGTCATGGCATCAGCTCCTTCGGCACCTGGACGGTATCGCCGAGCTGGTGGGCGACTATGGCCCGGCACGCCGCCGGCAACGGCAGATCAGCGCCCTGGGCGACGTCCTTGCCGTTATCGGTTATCCAGGCTGCCCAGTAGTCCCACTCTGGCTGCGGGCAGTGCAGGCTGACGTTGTGCTTCTGCATGATCGGCCCGCCAACCGCCCAGTCTTCCCACGGGTTGAAGCGCTTGGTGTGCTCGATGGCCTGGCCCTGGTAGCGGGCGAACACTCGGTGTGGGTTGCCGTACTCCGGCGGCGCCATGAACAGGTCCAGGCCTTCCGCCGTGCCCACGGCCCACCCAAGCGCCTCGCCCACCAGGTCTGCCGTCTTCACTTCGATCAGGTCGGTCATGCGCGCCTCCGCTCCGGATTGCCATACAGGTCGTACTCCGGGCGCTCTGGCGGATATGCCTCAGCGGTGAGCGCCTGGTCGATGGCGGCGCGCAGGTTCTCGTTGTAGTTCTCGCCGAGCACCCGCGCACATGGTTTGCCCATGTAGTGGCCGACGATCTCAATGCCGATCGTGTAGTCGCCATCCATCCCATTCGAATGGCTCTCGAAACGAACATCCCAGCAGCATGACTCCAGGGCGTTCAGTCGCTCACGGTCGCGGCGCAATTCCTCCAGCTCTGTGCTGGAAACAATGGTGAAGTGGCTTTTCTTCCGACTCACAGCTGATACCTCTCATCAATCCATGCCGCCGGCGAGGCAGCGGGTGTAGGTTCGGGTTGGGTTTCGTGCGGGGAGAGCTGGCGCTCGTTGCCGGCCTGGTCTGGGCCGCGCAACATCCAGTCAGGTATGCAGCTGAGTCCGCCGGCGTTGCCTGCGGCATATTTCCAGCAGGTAACTGATCGCTTGTCGTCGTGGAGCACATCTATGCTCGGCGTAAGCTGCTCCGCGCTGGCACCGGTGGCTAGCAGCAGGAGGCAGAGGGCGAGGCGGGTCATGCGCGACGACCCTCAATGTCAGCTTCGGTTATCGTGTACTCCACGACGTTTTCCACCCGATAGAACGGGGTAGGGCTCAGGTGCTTAGTTGCCCAGGCCTTGAGCAGGGTTTGCAGCTCGTGCTCGGCCAGCGATGGCACGGCCGGCCAGTCCTCCGCAGCCTCACCGCAGTCATCCCAGGCACGCTCTCCGATCATCTCGATGATGTGCTTGGTGTCGATGTAGGCCGCAGGGTCTGGGCGCACCGCGTTGCCGCGGTAGACGGTGGAGCCGACCACGAGTTCTTCGTGGTCATCGAGCAACTCGCCTAGGCTCTCACAGCGGAAGGTTTCGTCGTCGACAGACCAGGTCTCGCCGGTCAGCAGGCGTGATTCAGACATGGGGAATCCTTGGCCGCCATATCGCGGCAGTGAATAGAGGGGAGAGGGGTTACAACAAGTCCGGCCAATATTCGGGAGAGTCCCTAATAATTGGAGGGACTTGAATGCTGATGGCCTTTGGCTATTTTTTTACAGGCATCCAACAGACGGTTGCAGGAGGGCTGTATGCGAGTGCGCGGCGATGTGTACTGGGCTTGGGCAGACCCAGCGCTTCACTACCGAAACCACGAAGAATTCCTCGATGACGGCACCTACATTGATGTGCGGGTGAGGTTTTCGCGCGCCGGTGCGACGCAGATGTTCATCGGTGTTTACACCGCATCCGGCATGCGCATCCATGAGGAGTCATTCGATTCCCGCCATAGTGAATCGATGACCAAGGCCTTGGCATGGGGCATAGGCCGTGCTCGCCGAATTGCTAGTGATGCTGTCCCTGCTACCGAACAATTCGTCCGCGTGAAATAGAGGGGAGAGGGGTTAGAGCGGAAAGAGTACGGATGTACTCCTGTCAGGATTAGCCGGACAAGGCGGTGTGGAGCATCGTCAGCGCCTTGTTGCGTGCTGCCGACCCATCGACCGAGATACCATCGATCCGCAGGAACTCGCGCACTGACGACTTGAGCTCAGCCAGTTGGGCAAGCAACGCCTTGCGCGTTTCCTCGGCAGCTTCCATGTAGTCGGTCTTGTGCTGGCGAAGCGCAGCCAATTCTTTGCGCAGTTCGTGCTCACGCTCGCCAGCGCGCAGATACGCACCTCGCAATGCCTCAACCTCACCAGTATCAGCAAGTGGGCCAAAGGAAATCATGGGCAGCCCAGTTGCCACAGCATCCCTCTCTGCCTCTTCTTTGTTCCGCCAGATGGCAGTACCAACCATCCAGGCTATTGGCTCGGGGTGTTGTGGCGCTGGCTCAGCTGCAAGGTTGTGCCAGCTCTCGACCTCGAACTCTGCTGGGCGCAGGCCGAGGCGGGCGCCGTCACCAATAACAGCGACTACGGCGCCGTAGCTGTTTGTCCAAACTGGATAGGTTTGGCCTGCCTTAGCCTTAGGGGGGTTGGCCATCTCGACACCAGGGATGCGTTCGGCGGTGACGGTAACCAGCATGCGGACCGTACGCGGAACGCGATCGCCGTACGGGTAGCCGAACATTCGCTTGTGCAATGCCGGGCAGTCGATTTTGTTTTCTGTGGGCATGGGTAACCTCAAGCAAGACGTTCAAGTTGTTGTTGGATGCGCCGGCCGATCCAGCGGACGACGAACACGGCCTTGCTGTTGCCGATCGCCTTGTAGCGCGGCCCGTCAGGGCATTCGTCTGCAGGCTTGCCGCGATAGGGGATGCGGGTGTGGTCGCCGGGAAAGCCCTGGAGCCATTCGCACTCCCGTGGAGTGAGGCGGCGCACCTGCGCATTGGTCTGAATGGCTTGGACTTCTGCCCGTGCTTCCAATGTGTATGCGTGATCGGCCTGCACACCAACGCCATCTGGACCGCTCGCTGGGTTTTCGCGCAGAGCGCCGGCCTGGATGGCGTGAGCAACGATTGGCTGCCCACGGCCCGTGCCGTCTTCGCTGGCATCAAAGCCCTCGGCCTTCAGCGTGTGCGTGATCTCGCCTGTGATGCACACGGCGACCTGGCCGCCGGCGTTGGGATGGCTGGCGCTGTGGTTCATGGCCCGTAGGGTTGGCGCCAGGTCGCCTGCATCGGCGCCGTGATCCTTGCAGCTGAAGGCAAGTAGGGCGTTTTCTTGCCCACTGTTCCGGCCCAGCGGGTGCACCAGGTTATGCAGCACGTCAGGGTCTTGGGTGCCGTGCACCACCAGCATGCCGTTCTCGGCGTCCTGCTGGGTGGCACTGCCGGCGGCCTTGCCGTTTGCCTGCAATGTGCCAGCGACCATTGGGATATCGTCAGGGCTGTAGCCGCCCGACTTCCTGGCTCCTCCAGTGATGGTCGGCGCGATGCAGAAAGTCTCGCTTTCCATGTCCAGGCGCGTGTCCTTGGCGGTCAGTGTGGCGGCCTGGCTGACATCGCCCTGAAGGCTGTGGCCGCCATATGCCGGCACGCCAGCCAGCACCTCAACCGCTGGACCTTCGTCGCCCTCGCAGTTCGGGCAGCCATATTGACCAAGGTCTAGACCAAAGATCCATCCGCATCCGCACTGGAGCGCAGGGCCGAATGGAGCTCGTCCGGCAAGGTCTTGCCCCTCGCCTCGGCGCGGCGGAGTATCCCGGCGCACGCCTTCGCGCTCAAAAAGTACTTCGAGGGGATCGAACCCTGCTCGAGCACTTGCGACAACGAACACACGGCGGCGTCGTTGGGCCAGGCCGAAATATTGGGCATCCAGAACCCGCCATGCGACTGTTCTCGTGGGTCCATACACACAACCAGCGTCCTTCCATTTGCCCCCTGGCGGCTGGAGTTCTTCGGATTCGCCCACCAGGGCGCCGAGGAAGCAGCCAAACGCGTTGCCTTTGTCGGAGAGGACGCCGGGGACGTTTTCCCAGAGGCAGGCGGCCTCGGGCTGGCCACGCCTTGTTCGAACATGGTCAATTGCATCGAGCAGCTCCACGTATTTGATGGTGAGGGCGCCGCGGGGATCGGCCAGGCCTTCTCGCATGCCGGCCACGCTGAAGGCCTGGCAGGGCGTGCCGCCGACCAGCACCTCGGGCGCTGGAATCTTGCCGGACAGCACCATGGCTGCCAGGCGGGTCATGTCGCCGTGGTTCGGCGTAGCGGGGTAGTGGTGAGCCAGAACAGCGCAGGGGAATGGCTCGATCTCGGCATACCACTCGGCACGCCAGCCCAGCGGGTGCCAGGCCACGGTCGCAGCTTCAATGCCGCTGCAGACGCTTCCGTAGGTGATGGGCATTGGTGGTCCTCGCCGGGGAGGCGTTATCGTTGAATAGGGGAAGGCGCTGGCGGGCAGCGCGGGAGGGTCAGGCCCGGCGAACTTTGAAGCCGAACATGCATTCGATGTCGTGGTATTCGCAGCGCTCGTAGGCCTTGTACTTCGCCTGCGACGGCGTGCTGGCGAACACATCGACAATTGTTCGATTGGTCATGTCCCACCAGTCCCAGCCGGCGACGAGCACCTGGTAGCGTTTCAGCGGAAGCTTCTCAGCCATCTCGCCGTACTGTATTTCCCAGGTGGGGTGGTAGTTGCGGATGCGTTTCTTCGGGTCGCTGTCGAGGATCACGCCGATGTAATGGCCGCGGTCGGCCATGATCACGCCTGGCTCACCGTTGGCGATCACGCGTCGCCCGATCTCGGCCGGCACGTCGTAATGGCGGCGAACGTAATCGCAGTTGTAGTTGCTCATGGATCGCTCCCTAATCAGGCCGCTTTGCGCTGGTTGAGCAAGCGCTGGCGAGCGGCCTCGTACTCGCTGCTGACGATCTCAATCAGGCCGTCGACATCGCCGTCAGCGGCCTTGCTGCCCAGGTTCAGGTATACGGTATCGCCGTGGCTGAAGCACATACCGCCACTGAGCCAGATGCCGCCACGCTCGACGCCGATGGCCTCCCACATTTCGTCCCGGTCGATAGCGTCCGGGCAGTGTGCTTTCCAGAGGTCGTCCAGGCGCTGGTGCTCAGCCTTCTCGGCTGCCCGCACCTCTTTGTCTGTGCCCTTGGCATGCTTGGCCGCCCGGCGCAGCGAGCGGTAGCCGTATTCGTCAGGCCGGCACCAGTGCACGTCCAGGTCGCGGCTGGCGCTGAGCTTGATACCGCCGACGTAGTTGCGGGATCCGCTGTACATGGGCGATGCGGCGGCACCGAAGGCATCACCCAGCTTTTTGCGCTGAGCATCCCAGGCCGCTTTCTTCTCGTCCCAGGCGCGCACTGCGGCCAGGACATTTGGGGATTCGGTCTTGTAGAAGTAGCTCATGGTTTTCTCCAGGCACGCGTCACGCTTCATGGCCCAAAGTGACGGTGGTAAATTCCGGTTGGATGCGGTATTGATGCTGCCCCAATAACAATGCGGAGATTTCCACATGGGCGGCATCAAGCGCTTGATGGAAGAAGAAGACGCGAAGTACAGCGAAGCGGTGTACATCGCTATCGAAGCTGGCACCCTGGCAGAGTGCGAGGTTCACGAAGGCACCTACTTCTCGGACTCCGGCGACATCAGCGAGGCTGAGGAGCTGGCGCGCGAGAAGTTCGAAAAGGGTGAAGTCAGCAACTTCGATGACGTGGAGGAGCTGGTGAAAAAGGTTGTAGCGGTCTGCGAAGAGCTCGGCGCTGAAGAGTGCTTCAGCTGCGACTTCGACTAAGGAAGGTCGATCGTCATAGCGGTGGCACTATCTCGTCGCCTGGGTAACGCTTAAGCTCGGCCAATGTCGCGTCGTTGAACTGACGCGCCAGTTTTGGCGAGATGTAAAAAGCTGGCGCGTCAGGCCGTTTAAGCCGACGCGTCCGCTCCTCGGGATCCTGAGCGATCCACGACAAGGCCAGGTCCTGCCAGAGTTCCTGCACCTGCTCGTAGCCGTGTCGCTCGATCTCGGCAGCCATGGCGGCCTTGATCCCTTCCGGCATGTTGAAGAACACCTTCTCGATACCGAGCTTCTTCGCCTGGGCCTTCTGCCGGGCCCGGTAGTCCGCAGAGTGTTTCGCGACACCGGTCTTTTGCTCGGTCATCGCAGGTACCTCCCAAGCCGCTGGGCGGCAGATTGATGTGTTGCTGGCGCCGGCCGTGCCGGGCGCGTACGGTGATTCGCTTCATGCTGCTTTCTGCTGATTCCAGGCGCCGACGGTGGCAAAAATCTTGGCGGCCTCTGCTTCGTCGAGCGTTGTGTCTGTAGGGATGGCGATCCAGCCGGCCGCCACCAGGTGATTGGGGTTGGCCGTGGCCCGCAGGTCGGTATAGGTCGCCTCGATCACGTCAGTCAGGTGCTCGGCGCGGTAGTTGCCTTGCGGCGCAACCTCGATCGACTTGTTGTACCGCTCGCCGAACTCAGTCCGGCAAAGCACGCTGAGATAGATGGTCCACCGGTGCGGGATATCGCAAACCGCGTCGACGACCTGGCGTATGCGGATCTGCTTGAGGTTCTTCCTGTTGATCAGCACCTGCTGACCGCTGGGGTCAATGTTCACCACTGCGGCGTGGTTGGCAGACACCAGAGCCCGGCAAGTTCGCTCCAGGCGTGCCCGCATGTTGTGGGGCTTGCGCTTGCTCATTGCCGAGTGCCTGTTTTGCTTGCCGCCCCGGCCTCGAAGGCATCCACGAAGCGCAGCGCCGTCTTGTAGCTGTAGGCGAAACCTTGCACGGCGCCGGTGGCGATCTCGACCACATCCCAGGTCTTCCCCTTGCCAGATGCTTGGTAGCGCGGGGCTCCCTGTGCGATTCTGGCGAAGGCTTCGTTGCGCGCTTCCTGGCTGCGTTCAAGCAACGCTGCGAGCACCATTCGCTTGTCCTCGAAAGCTTTATGCACGGCTGTCTGCATGTGGTGATCCTCGGGTGGGTCAGGCGTGGTATTCGAAGGCCTCGGCCTTGCGAACGATTCGAACTTGGGCGGTGCGGCGCTCCGGAGCGCGGCGATCGCGGCGCATGGGGTCGCTGTCGTCGATCACCGCATGCATGGCGATGAGGCTGGCAAGCAGGATGCAGAGAGGGCTGATGATCTGGCGACGCATTGCCTCGGCGACCATCGCGGCGCGCCGGGCAACCTTGAGCTTCAGCATTGCGTCACCGATGCGTTTCTCTACGCCGCTCTCGCTGATGCCGAAGTGCTTGGCGATTTCCTTGGTGGTGAAGCCCTGGGCTACTTCCAACAGGCATTGCAGTTCGCGAGGCGCCAGGCCTCGGCCGAGATGGCCTATCCATGCGCCGATAGTGATCGTGTCCATGATTTGATCTCGGGGGTGGGCTGCATTGGTCGTGACGCTCGCTGCCATGAACCTCCCGGACCAGGGGAGGGCGAACGCCACGACCGATGCAGCCTGGTGATGGGGAACCAGGTCGATCGGACCACCAGCGTGTGGTGGCATATTGATGGTGCCCGGATGTTTAGCCACGCCGGGCCGTGGTAGCCTCTCAAGTCCCTACAACCGTTGAGGCAAATTTGATGGAACAAAAGAAACTTGCTGAGCCGAAATGCCCGAGCTGTTCAGCTGTTGGGCTTAACTGCATCGTCAGCCAGGACAGCGTTCAGCAGCATGGAAGCGGTGACGCCTGGTTCCAGGTGGCTCACTGCGCAGAATGCGGACACGTCTACGGGGTGTTCGCAAAAATAACGAACCCGATTACTCCAAAGTTCCCTTCGTTCCCGGGGCGCTAATCACCCAATCACCCTTGAGGGCGGCTGCGCGGCGGACTTTCTCGTCGCGAGCTGCTTTTCTGCGGTCTAGTTGGTCAAGAAGATGCTCAATGAGCCAATAGACACCAGCACAAATTAAGCGCCTCATAGCCTTTCTCCTATTCGCGGCATTCATCTGCCGCCATGGTTGCCATGTTGAACATTGCGTGCCCTCTAGGGCAGTTGATTAATCGACGCTGATTTTTCCGCCGCCGGGCTTCTGGATGGTCTTCAGCATCTCGCGCTGCAGTTCACCGATCGCCCAGGCCGCAGCTACAACGGCTACGTCCCGGCACATCGCGCCTTTTACATCGAAGCCCTCAACGCTGATGCCTTCTTTGGTGATGGTCACGCGCCCGGGCTTTCGGATCTTCATCTCGTCGTCGGTCGTGTACATGCTGCCCTCCGGGCGGTTGATTTCCCGTCTGGCCCTGTCGCCAAGGCCAGCCAGTGAAATCGGTATTGCTCAGCAAACCTGCGGGCCGACATGTCGAGCGAGGAAGCTTGCTGCGTTGCGTACTGTCCACCAGTTCTCAACGGCCGGCTTAACTCGGCGCCTGGTGGCTCGTCTGCTGGTTTTTAAAGAGCGGTGGCGACTTTCGCTGCCTTTGTTGCTGGCCGGTGTCTATCCGGTGATGGAGCGAGTATGAGTATGCTCATATTTTGTGTCAATGGGTTTGCTCATAAATGTTATGGTGGTACCCATAATTCACTTTTCTATGGCGCAAAAAAAGCCCGCTCGAGGCGGGCAAGGTGGGTTTGTCGAAATCAGTCTTCTAGCGGCTTTTCCCAGGTCACACGAACGCCGCCATCATCTTCAAAGGCCAGGCTTACGCCCTCGGTGCCTTCCATGGCCTCGACGAGCGCGCCCCAGTCTTCCTGGGATTCCCCTGGCGCCTTATAGATCACCGCAACGCGATTCTTCTGGGCAGCGGGGGAGTTGATGATCTTCTGGATGCGGGCAGCAAGGAGGTCGAAGGATGTGGCGACGGGAGCCTGCGACTTTGCTGCGGACTTGGCTTTAGACACGGTGGTAGCGCTCCATTTACTGTATGCATAGACAGTATTTTATCTGCCAGTAAATGGCAATACTGGATAGAGCACATTTGTACTCCTAACTGGAATGATTGACCTGTCATAGCATCGCAACTAAAATTAGTCGCAGGTAAGGAGCCCAAATGTCTAAGCAAGAAAAGCTGCTCGCGAAGCTGCTGAACAAGCAAGCAGGATTCACTTGGCCTGAGCTGGTCACGCTGCTGGGTGGGCTTGGATACCGCCATATCGAGGGTGATGGCAGCCGAGTGAAGTTCGACAATGGCCACCCGCAGGCAATGATCAACTTGCACAAGCCGCACCCCGGCAATGAGCTGAAGGCCTACGTTAAACGCCAGGTAATAGAGCACCTGAAAGCAGGAGGATTGATCTGATGAGCACCATGTTGCAGTACCGAGGCTACTACGGCTCCATTGAGGCCAGCCCCGAGGACAATTGCCTATTCGGCAAGCTTCAGTTCATCCGCGCCCTTGTCAGCTATGAGGGCGAGACGGTTGCTGAACTGACCCAGGCGTTCCGCGATGCAGTGGACGACTATCTCGACACCTGCGCATCACTCGGGCAGAACCCGGAAATTCCGTGCAAGGGGTCGTTCAATGTGAGGGTAGGGCACGACCTGCACCTAGCGGCCAGCGTGGCAGCCACCAAGCAAAGTATTTCCTTGAATGATCTGACACGCAAAGCGCTTAGTGAGTACCTGGGTCATCACGCGTAGCCGCCCAAAGAAAAGCCCGCACTGCAATGCGGGCTAACGTAGGGAAGCGGATGAGCCTTCACTGTGCAGGGGAGGGCGTGAAAAAAGCGTGAATGCATGGTGAAGCCCGCCGAGGCGGACTGTGGGATCACTTGATGGCGGCTTCAAGAGGAGTGCTTCATAGCCATCTACTCCTGTAGTTTATATCCTAGGTAGTAAAGCCCCCAGAATGTTGCAAGGATCATTTGAAAGAACCCAATCATATACATCGAGGAAAGGGCAATCGCGATATATTTTCCTGAGTTAGACATTAGAAAATGGCTTGCCTGTATGGCGTCTGCGTAAGGTAGTAAAAATATTGCGAAAATCGTAAGGATTACGCTTTCGGCGGTTAAGAAGGCGAATAGCATCGCTAGAAAACGTCTTCGGGTGAGCGCGATTAAATTGTCGGTACCCCGTAGTTTCACTACCACCTTGGGAGTCGGCTCTGGCAAGATGTCATCAATATCCAGCCTTCCGAAGGTTGCAATAGCGGCCAGGGCGGCTATGTAGAAGCCAGGAAGGGATTGCACAAAAGATAGGATGAGGGATAGTGTTCCGCCTGCTTTTAAAAAGGAATCCATCCCAAATAGTGTGGCAGTTATAGATATAAAGATTAAGCTTAAGGCTGAAGGGTAAAGCCAATCGACAATCCACTTGTGAGGATGCCTGATAAACAAGTACCCCAAAGGTTTAGCTAGTTGGCCTATCAACATGGTTACACCATCAGTGCTGTGATTGATTTTATTATAGACTGGTTTATCTTCTCAAAACTAGTAGTATCAGATAGTGGTGAAGGTATTGTGTGTCGTTTGATGTACTTATCAAGCTCTACGAGTTTTCCGGTGCTAGTGTCAATAGTCGCGTCTTTACTTTCGCCGGACTCAGTCCTAAATCTAACGCGCATGTGCTGGTACTCAGTGTGGGTTTTGCTTACCTTCGCTCGGACCTGTCGAAGAGCAGACCCTGCTGACCCTACTAGGCCGCTACTCGGTTTAAGCTGCACAAGCCGCTGATGCTCTGTGATGACCCCTTTATCATCCCAAGTAGCACCAGACCCCGAGAAATTTATTAGGTCAATGCCAGATAGCGTTCCCGTGTCGAGGTCGGCCTGGAACGAATTTGAAGGATGGCCCTGTAGTTCAAGTGTATGCACATGCCTAACCATTAAAGGATTACCTTTCTTATCTTTGACCCCAGCTGCGTGCGGAATTAGGTACTCATCCTTGAACTGCATGCGAAGGAACTTGATCACTGATTTAAGATAATCGCTGATACTGCTAAGGTGTAGCCCGGAGCCGAAAACAGTCTCAATTATACATAAGTAATAGTTGTCGCCTATAGTCGGGTCTATGCCTATTACTACGTGTGCGGAATATTCGCTTCCGTGGTTGGCGGGCTTTCTGTGTACTACGCGGCTTTTGTTGTCGGGGTCTGAGGATACCGAATCGGGCGCCGTCGGGTCGCTACGGTTAATTAATAAGATCAGGCGATTATCTTTGATTTCCAAGTCTGCGAGGTACAGTCTGGCAGCTTTTTCTGATCTACCCTTTTTTACAAATTGATTTCCGCCATTCCAGAGCTTTATCATCTGTTGCGAAAGGATTTTCATTGATTTCGGGTCAGCATCGAAAACAATAGGATTTTCGTTCGATCTGCTAATGCCGTAAGAATCAATCTTTATATCAACGAACGTTGCTGTCCTGTGCACGAAGCTTTCCTCGGTACTAGTGTTTTTACAGTGTTGTAGACTTATTTATTGTTGATGATTAACCTGTGCGCCTAGCGCTCTTAGTAAAACCTGATGCGCTTGCGTCTTCTTACTATGTCAATCTTCAGCCCATTCCTTCGGCTCGCATCACCTAGCAGATCCTGAGTCACTCCTTCGTCCTGGTCACTCGGCCGGCTTTAACCTCTTCCGCATACCCCTCCAGTTTGTCCTCGACACCCTGGAAGCGAAGGGCGATCTCCATCAGCTGGTTTGCCCCGTCCTCATCCCCAGCGGTCAGAAGCTTCTTGGCGAAGGTGAATAGATCGACACCTGACCACTTGAGGGCGGAGGCGGCCTCCTTGAGGTCGCGGCGGAGTTCTTGGTTTGGCTTGGTTAGAGGCACGGGTGCAGGTCTCCATTCTCGGCGTACGAGTCAATTGGTAGCTTCAATCGGCGTCAACGCCCGCCCTTTTCTTTTGGCGCAGAGCCCAGCTTGCCACCGCTTCAATGGATACCCTTGGGAATGTTTGATCCTCCGGTGCATGATGGCTGCGGACATATGCCTCGACGATTGTGCCGCCGGCAGCGAACCGCTTGGCAAAGCTCTTGGCCCACCGTTCGCTGACGTAGCCGATCTGATAGCGATACGGGCCAAAGAAGAACCACCTTTTGACCTCTATGTAGACCGCGATTGCGTTGGGGTCGTGAGCGTTGTGAGGTTCGGGCACCAGAAAAACGTCCATACCGTCCTGGACGAAGCGCTGAATCAAGCTAGCCCTGCTCGTGCCGTCTGAATTGTTGAACCCCGTCCCTTTTACAGTGAGCTGGTAGACCGCTGCGTATTCGTTGTCATCTTCCATAATTTCTCGCCTTTCAAGCGGCAGCCCAGCAAGCAGCTAGGGGTGTCGACATCGATCCTAGAAACGGCCAAGAACCTTGCTTGGAGCCAGAATATTGCCGACGTAGTGAATTTTCTCGATGTCCGCCCAGGCGATCACTCGGCGTTCGCCGTAAGCTGCGTTGACCGAGGCAAGGTTGACGCCTTCTTCGTTCTCGAAAAGCAGTTCCTTGACCATGCTCTGGCCGTCTACGGTCGTGACCATAACGTACTCGCCTGGCACCAATCGGTGATTCGGCTCGCACACGGCGATCCAGCCGCTGCGAATTGCTGGCGCCATGGAGTCACCCTTCAGGCGTAGCGCATAAGCATCCTCATCTCGCGACCAGGTCTCAACCCAGCCCTCGGCGACATCAAGGCCAACCCAGTAGCCATCGTTTCCTAGCTGGGCGGTGCCCACGATTTCGATCCTTCGAGTGGGGGAGATGATTGGCGGGCCCGGCATCACGTTGCTTACGGAATGCAGCATCGAGCCAGTTCCCTCGGCCAACCATAGGGCGCTTACGCCGCAAACGCTCGCTATTTGGGCGATGTAGCTCGTCCCCTGTGATTTTCCACGCTCTAAGTTCGAGATGGACGTTTGGTCCATGCCGACCTGCGTGGCGAGCTGGCCTTGAGTGAGGTTGGCGTGGGCTCTGGCTGCTTTGATTCGGTCTTTAAGTTCCATATCAGAAGTATCAGGGGCGCTCCCATATTCTTGCAAATGAGTGTTCCCATGGGATACCTTATGAGAATTCCCATAAGGAGGGGTGCCATGAGCACTATCTACAAAGAACTCGTCGCCTATTTCGGGACGCAGGAGGTTACCGCTGAGCGACTCAATGTTGACCAGAGCACAGTCTCCGGCTGGGTGCGCGGTAAGCACGGGATGTCTCCTGTGGTGGCTAAACGAGCTGAACGCCTGACTGAGGGCAAATTCAAGAAGGAGGCTCTTTGCCCCGGTTTCCCGTGGGATGAAGTCGCCTGACGAGATGAATTATGCGTGATCTGGCATTGCGCCAGTAGTGAGACCGTCCTGCTGTTCATCCGTCCAGTACCTGAATTGCAGGCATAAAAAAACCGGGTGGCAGCCCGGCTTCTTCAACAGCAGTTAATCGAGGTTGATTATGCACTCTGCAATGGATGCAAGCAACACTGCACCCTTGGCCGTTTCACACCAGAAAGCCTTCCACAAATCCGCCGCACTTCATGCCGCGCGAATGATTCGCCTCCAGTACGCAGCCACCTCGAAAGCCGCACTCCGTCGTGAGTGTGTCGATCATCTGCGGGCATCGCTGTGCGGAGGTGGCGCGTGAGCAATGTCACCCCCATTCAAACGAAAAGCGGATTCACTCGTATGAACAACGACCTGTATGAGGCTCTGATCGGGGCTGAATTGTCAGGCCGCGAGCTTCGTGTCGCCCTGGCCATTCACCGGCTGACCGCTGGCTACAATCAGGATTCCGTCAAGGTTGCCGCCCTGTACGTTGCCAAGATGATGTATCCGGATGAAGCGAAGGCCGCTGCCGAGCGCGCCAACGTGTCTCGGGCGATCAATTCGTTGATCCGTCAGCGCGTGCTTTTCCGCGATGGCGGCAGTCGCGACCCAATCACTTTCCTACCGGTACCTGAGTGGAGAATCGACAGCAAGCCAACCGTGTTGAAATCTACACACTGTGTAGAAAACACCCCTGCCACTGTGTTGAAAATTACACACATAAAAGACAGAAATACAAATACCAATGCTAACGCATTGGTTGTCGACGCATCCGCATCGACCGGCGCCGAGGAAGGCGGTCACGGCAACGACAAGGCAACCCCTCCAGCTGGCCAGCCCATGGCCGCCAAAGTCGACAAGACCCCGTATGCCCGGATCGTCGAAATCTACAACCAAACTTGCGGCCACGCGCTGCCCCAGTGCCTGAAGCTCAATGACAAGCGCCGCACCAACATCCGGAATTGCTGGAATCTGAAGATCAATGGCGTTCAGCCATTCCGTTCAAGCGAATTCTGGGCGGCCTACTTCCGCGACTGCCTGACCAGCAAGCACTACACCGGCAGCAATGACCGCGGCTGGACCGCCGACATCGAGTTCCTGACCCGCGAAACCACCGTGCTCAAGGTGCTGGAGGCGCAGCAATGATCGCTACCCGCCCGCTCGTTGCCGAGGAGGCCGAATTCGGTGTCATTGGCTCGCTGATGCACCAGCCGTCCCTGATCGAAACCATCGGCGCCAAGATTTCGCCTATGCACTTCCACCAGCAGGATGCCGCTGAGCTGTTCAGCATGATCCTTGCCGCACGGTCAGCAGGCCGCCCGGCAGATCCCGTGTCCCTCGCCGATATCCGGCCAACGCTGAGCAACGGGGAGATGACTCTGGTGCGCGCCGCCGAGATCATGCGCAACACCGTCAGCGTGGCCAACGCCAACGAGTATGCGCGGATTGTCGTCGAGCGCTCCAAGGCCCGCGTCGTCAACGACCTCGGGCAAACCATCATCAACCTGGCGTCACAGGCCCGGCCTATTGCCCAGATCATCGCCGAGGTGCAAGAAGCCGCTCTGTCGCTCAACAGCGAAGACGATGAGCCTGATGTGATCACCCTCGCCGAGGCGCTTGGGCCAGTGATCGACGAGATGGATGATCGATTCAATGGGCGGGGTATCAATGGCCTGTCCACCGGCCTCCCCGATCTGGATGACTTGATTCAAGGACTTCGTGGCTCGCACGTCATCATCGTTGCCGGTCGTCCAGGCACCGGCAAAACCACACTGGGCCTGGGCATTGCCGAATATCTGACCATTCGCGAGAGCAAGTCTGCCCTGGTGTTCTCTCTGGAGATGGCTGGCAAAGAGTTGGCCAAGCGCAGCCTGGCCTCGGCGTCGTCAGTTACCACCGGCAACATCGATACCGGCAAAGCCATGGCCGACGGCGAGAAGATCCAGAAAATTACCGCTGCGGTCGGGCGCATGCGTGATGCCGACCTACGCATCTGCCAGAAGGGCGGCCTGCCGCTGAGCCGAATCCGCAACATCGCCCGCTTCCAGCACAAGGCCAAGCCGCTCGATCTGATCGTCATCGACTACATCGGCCTGATCGCGCCGGAGCCGGGCAGCCGTCAACAGAACCGGAACCTTGAACTGGGTGCTATCAGCCGTGGCATCAAGGCCATGGCCAAGGAACTGGACGTGCCGGTGATCGTCTTGGCGCAGCTCAACCGTGGCATCGAGACGCGCACCGCCAAGAAGCCCCAGATGTCCGACCTGCGCGACTCGGGCGAGATCGAGCAAGACGCCGACATCATCCTGATCGCCCACCGCGATGCCGATTCGGACTTGGGCCAGAGCGGCGTTACCGAGATCGATGTGGTCAAGCACCGTCACGCGCCTGTCGGCCACTGCCTGCTGCAGCATCAGGGCGAGTTCGCCCGGTTTGCCAACTACGCCGGAGCTCGCGAGCAGCAGCAGGCAGCAGCTCAACCGGCTCGCAGGTCCTCCCGCTCGATGCTGAACAACTTCCAGCCAGGGGAGAGGTTCTGATGCTGCTGCCGCCAGAAGTCACCGAATACCGCTACGCGCTGTACTGCCGCAGCGACCTGCTGGACCTGTCCACCAACCCAGAGCCGCCCATTGCGCTCTACCGCAACAAAGATTTCGCCATCGCTCACGGCCAGCGCCTGTGGCCGAGCACCTTCTGCGTTATTGACCTTCATGGAGAAGACAACCCATGCGGCAATCGAAACTGACCAAAGCCGCCCGCGGCCGGGAGTGCCAGGTGCGCATCCCGGGCGTCTGCAACGGCAACCCCGAAACCACCCTGCTCGCACACTACCGCTTGGCCGGCACCTGCGGCGGCGGCAAGAAACCGCACGACATGCAGGGCGCCTGGTGCTGCAGCGCCTGCCATGATGCCTGCGACGGCCGCAGCCAGTCCGTAGACCGTGACACAGCCCGGCAGTACCACGCCGAGGGCGTCATGCGCACCCAGTCCATTTTGATTCGCGAGGGGGTGCTGGTTGCATGAGTAGGCATATCTTTTTCATGCTGATGTGCGTGCTCGTCGTCGCGCTGTTCGCGGCCCTTTGCCAAGCAGGAGTCGGCCCTCACGACGCAACCGCCTCCTTCTGGACGATTGTGGCAATTGCTGATGCTATGGGCCTCGTCGGCTATCTGTGGGGGAGCGAGCTATGAACGCTCCCGCCCTTCGCCCATTCAGGGCCAAGCCGCGCCGCGCCAAGCCCGTCGACCGGGAAGGGCAGGAGCAGGCTGCGCTGATGCAGGAGCTGCAGCTGCGCTACCCGCAGGCTTACAAACTGATCTACCACGTCCCGAACGGTGGGCACCGGATCAAGGCCGTGGCCGCCAAGCTGAAGGGGCAGGGCGTCAAGGCTGGCGTGCCTGACCTGGTGTTGCCTATGGCGCGGGGTGGGTACTTCGGCCTGTACATCGAGTTCAAGGCCAAGCCGCCGTTCGACGCGCCGGTCTCGCCCAGCCAGGACGCCTACCTGCAGCAGCTGACGAACGAGAATTACCTGGCCATCGTGTGCCGGGGCAGCATCGACGCCGTCGAGGCCATCCGTGCCTACCTCCTCCTGCCCGCCACGGTGGCCGCATGAGCGCGACCCGCGAAGTGAAGTTGAGCGAGGCCGAGGTGCGGCGTCAGGCGACCGACAAGTCGGTGCGCGACCTGCGTGACCCGCGTCACCCCGGCCTGTACCTGCGCTTTTGGAGCAGCCGTGAGCGTGGTACCTGGCACCTGGTGCGCGGCAAGAAATGGGTACCGATCGCCCGCTGGCCTGAGTTGAGCGTGGCGGCGGTGCTGGCCGAGCTGCCCGCGCTGCGTCAGCGCCTGATGCGCCACCCGGCCACCGCACCGGTAGTGTCGGGCATGGCCACCGTGGGCCAACTGCTCGACTGGTATGTCGACCGCATGAGCCATGATCGCTCGTTGTCTGCAAAGCGTAAGGCTGCCACCCGCGCAGCAATTGGGCAGCATGTGCGGCCGTGCTTAGGCGATCTGCCGATCAAGTACATCACCGCCGAGCTGATTGATAAGCACCTGATCTGGCCCGGCCAGGCCAAGCTGTCCCTGTCCTACCTGCGACAGATGTTCGGCATGCTGCTGACCGCCTTCCGCCAGGCCTTGAAGCTGGGGATGATCGATAGCAATCCCATGGCCGGGGTGCGCTTCAACGACTTCACCAAGGCCAAGATCCTGCCCAAGGCGGCCCGCCTGCGCAGCGTGCAGTTGCCGGAGCTGATGCAGCAGCTGGCCCAGGCCTTCGAGGCAGCCCCGAATGACGCCATGCTGGCCCTGATGATGCTGGCCCACGGTACCCGGATCGGTGAGACCCGCATGGCGCGCTGGAGTGAGGTCTCCTTGGCGGCGTCCGAGTGGTTCATCCCGGCAGCCCACACCAAGACCCGCACCGAACATCGCCTGCCACTGACCGCCCAGCTCAAGGCGCTGCTGACCCGCTATCGGGGCATTCAGCAGGCCCGGGGTTATGAAGGCGTCTACCTGTTCCCGAACCGTCGCGGCCACTGCCTGAGTGAGACCCAGGCGAGCATGGTGTTCACCCGGCTGGGGCAGGGCGAGTGGACCAGCCACGACCTGCGCAAGGTGTCCCGCAGCACCTGGACGGACCTCGGCATCGACGGCCACATCGGCGAGATGCTGCTGAACCACACGCTGGGCAAGATCGCCAGCACCTACATCCACACCCAGGCCATGGAGCAGCGCAAGTTGGCGCTGGAGAAGTGGCACGCCTGGCTTGATCGGATCGGCTTCGCAGCCATCCACGGCCTTAAAGAGGCCTTATTTGAAATCCCGCAGAAATCGCCACAAGCCAATGGCGGCGAGGCCTCAGGCGACCTTAGCGAATTAGTATTTAGCGAGGATTCGAAATGACAGGGAAGCGCCACGGGCCGTCCTTCAAGAAACACATGATCAAGCTTGCCGAGTGCCCAGATTGCCAAGGTCGCGGCGTGGTGCAGGGCGTTTTCCATGAGCTTGGCTGTGACGCCTGCAGCGCCACGGGCTGGATTGATCGCTGGACGAATCGACCTATGCCACTGGAGGAGCTGGCAATCCAGTTGGGCATGAACCTGCGGGCAGCGCTCCGGCAGGTCGAGCAGTTGAAGAATCCTCAGGCATCCGGGCCTGAGGCGATATATCAGGAAGGCAACCGCCGGGGACCTGGCGGCTCCACCAGAACATTGGATTGAGGGGGAAGGACCATGAAAGTAATCAGCGCTCGCCAAGCATGGCACGACGCAATGCACGAAGATCGCCCATCGGCCTTGGCTGTTGCGGCAGAAGCCGCCGCCCTTGGCAAGAAGGGTGGGCCAGGCGAGAAGAAAGTGATGGTGATGCTGGAAAACCATGATGGGAAAGAGGTGGCCAAGGTCTATGAGATCCGCACAGAAGGTGTGCACGAAACCCGCTCTGGCCGCCGCCTTACTGATGCGCGCTGTGCGCACATGCTTGCCGCTGGGCTAGTTATGGTTGCGATCGACACGCTGCCAAAGTCTCTGCGCACCTTCGGTAACTTCCTGTACTCGCCGATCGCCAACGCCAATGACCTGAGCATCGCTCACGGATTAGCGTGGCTGGGTAGCGGTCTGGACGGTCTTTCAGGTCGCAAGAAGGAACGCGCTTACTGGATGGCCATGGCTGCCCTGCAATCGCATAAACAGATGGTTCATGATCGAGAGGGTTGGGGGCCAGGAGCGGTGTGCGTCTTCGTGGAAGAGCGCACGGGCGTGAAGATGGATCCGAGCCATTGGGCTCGTGACTGGGCGGAGATCTGGGAGCGATTGGGCGCCCATATTGACAAGCTGGACAAGCAAGCGCTGCGGCCTGTTGCCCAACTTGTAGGCCGAATGAGAGAGCGTGAAAAAGCCGCTTGACGAATTGGCGAGTGTTTTGGCATTATTTCGCCATCGTGATAATTTCGCCTTTGGCGAACAGATCGAAAAAAGCCCGGCCACCCAGCTGGGCTTTGTCGTTTTTGGAGATGATCAAAGCCCGGCGGCAACGTGCAGGGGTAACAGTCAGCGTGGGGACTGGAGGGAAGCGCCACGACAGCGACCTGACAGGGTTGCCATCTCCACCCATTCCAAGCCTCGGCACATGCCGGGGCTTTTTCGTTAAATGGAGCCAGTCATGGATAGCGTCGAGACGTTAGATGCTCAGATTTCTGCCCAGTCCCTCCAAATTCCGTCACGGGTCATCGGCGGAACTCGGGTCGCCCTGTTCCCAGGCAGTTCGCTGGCTATCGGTTGTCGGGGGTTCGGTCTGGCTAGCCTTGGAAATGGTCTCGCAGAAGCTGAGCTCGCAAATCATGAAGAGAGTCGTAGGTCTGAATCGCTTGGTCGTTAGCTTCCCTGAATCTTCGGTTGGGGCGCTTGCCTGGTATCCAGCCATCGTCGATTGACCACTGCCAGTAAAGTTTTTTCGCCTCATCTCGGACGCTTGCACTTGCTCGATTGTTGAGACGATATTGAGTCAGAGCTTGATCTACTCGTGGGTCATCACTCAACAAGACATGCTTGTTCTCGATTAATACCGGCCAATTGAGGTCAATGTTGATTGGTGGGCAGATCGAAAAAGTTGTAAAGCCTTGTAGGTCGACCGTCCCAGGTACTGGTTTGCTGTAGTCTACGAGCTCACCGCTAGGAGAGCGCCAGATAGCATGATGGGTCGCTTCAATATATAAGGTTGGCACTCGTGTGATCTGCCATCCCTGAATCATCGACCCTCCATACATTTTGCAAACGTTCACAACACCCCAGTAACAGGATCCGTGTGTGAAGGTCGGGCTCCTGCGCACCTGAATGAGTGGGGAGCTTTGCAGCATTTGTAGCAGTTCAATCTCTCCAGGCGAGCCGATTGGAAAGTCTTCAACTGGAAGGATGACTGGGGCGCTCATTTCGATGTCCTTTCGATAATGGATGATGTCAGTAGGCCTCTATAGCAAGCCCTAGCATCCAAGTCCATACGCGACTGGGGTTATCACCCTCAAAACTCTCTAGGGTCGCCATAGCGGCGGCCTTTCTATTTCTGCTCCCCGCAACGGGAGGAATCGAGATGCCAAACATGCCCGAGAAGGATCCTGGCCTGTGGGCCGCTGTGCTCGCCTGGGTGCTGGCTCACCAGCCTCAGCTGTACGCTGCTGGCCTGTCGGTCGCGATCGCTGCCCTTCGGGTTGTGTATGGCGGCGGGACCAGGCGACAGATGATGCTGGAGGGCGCGCTCTGTGGCCTCATCACCCTGGCCTTGGTGCCGCTGCTCGAATGGATGGGTTTGCCGCAGGGCATGGCCACCTTCGCGGGCGGTGCTGTCGGGTTCATGGGAGTAGAAAAGCTGCGTGGCTACTCCGACCTGTTCTTGTCTCGTAAAGCGCAGGGGTGACTCATGCCTCTGCCCGGGACAGCAAAGAAGCCAAGTCCATATGGTTACCGCTGGCAGCAGGCTCGTGAAGGATGGTTGCGCAAGAACCCGCTCTGTGTTCGCTGCCTCCAGTCAGGCCTGAGCAAGCCCGCCACTGTCGTCGATCACATTCAGCCGCACCGCGGCGACATGACTCTGTTCTGGGCTCGGACCAACTGGCAGTCGCTGTGCACCAACTGCCACAACTCCTACAAGCAGCGCCTGGAGAAGTCAGGGCGCGAGGCTGGTTGCGACGTTAGCGGCAGGCCGCTGGACCCCCGGCACCACTGGAATAGGCCCTCCTGAAAGCCTCCGGGCGCTGCGGGGCCCCATGAAAATGGGTAGGGGGGTGAAAATGTTTTTTCGGAAACGATCCCTGACCGATCGCCCCCCTCCGTGCGCAAAACCGCGAAATGAAATGATTTTTTTTGAGAGCAAAAAATGGCCGGGAGACGACCCACACCGACGGAGCTGAAGCTTGTCAGAGGGAATCCCGGTAAGCGCCCGATCAACAAGAACGAGCCTCAGCCAGCTAAGCGCATTCCCAGCGCCCCCGACCACTTGAGCTCAGATGGCCAGGTGGCGTGGGGGCGGCTCACGGTGCTGCTTGACCGCATGGGTGTGCTTACCGAGGCAGATGGCTTCGCGCTTGAGCGCCTGTGCGACTGCTATTCCGAAATCCTTGCCCTTCGTGACGTGATTGGCGAACAGGGGCGCACATACGAAACCACCAGCACCCAGGGCGAACTGGTGCTCAAGGCGAACCCGGCGGTGGCCATGCTTGCCGATGTAGACCGCCGCTTCAAAAGCTACCTGGTCGAGTTCGGCCTGACCCCGGCCGCGCGATCCAAGGTGCAAGTAAAAGACGATGAGCCAAAAGAAGACCAGTTCGCGGAGTTCTTCGGTTGACGACCCAGCGACCCAGTACGCCAAGGAAGTGCACTCCGGTGAGCGTGTTGCCGGGCCAGATATTCGAAATGCGTGCGCGCGCCATCTGCGGGATCTGGAGGAAGGGCCGAAGCGCGGGCTGACCTGGGACTTGGATGCGGCCAACAAAGCTATTCGCTTCTATCGCACCGTCCTCAAGTTGAACGGTGGAGAGTTTGAAGGGCTACCGTTCGAGCTGCTGCCCTGGCAGAAATTTATCGTCGGCAGCATCTTCGGGTGGAAGTCCAGTGACGGTTATCGCCGCTTCCGGGTCGTCTACGTCGAGAGCGGTAAGGGTTCAGGCAAATCGCCCCTGGCCGCCGGGGTGGGGCTGACCGGATTGATCGCGGACAACGAGGCACGCGCCGAGATCTACGCTGCCGCGACCAAAAAAGATCAGGCCATGATCCTGTTCCGGGATGCTGTGGCGATGGTGCAGCAATCGCCTGAGTTGACCAAGCGCCTGGTCTGCAGCGGCACCGGCCAGAACATCTGGAACTTGGCCTATCTCAAGTCAGGATCGTTTTTCAGACCGATCAGCTCGGACGATGGTCAGTCTGGTCCGCGGCCACACATGGCGCTGATCGACGAAGTGCACGAGCACAAGACCAACATGGTCGTGGAGATGATGCGCGCCGGCACCAAGAGCCGGAAGCAGGCGCTCATTTTCATGATCACCAACAGCGGCTCGAACAAGCGCGGCCCTTGCTGGGAATACCACGAGTACGGCTCCCGGGTTGCATCTGGGGCGCTCACTGATGACGGATTCTTCGCCTATATCTGTTCGCTGGACGAGGGTGATGATCCGATTCAGGACGAAAGCTGCTGGTTCAAGTCGAACCCTTCGCTGCAGGATGCTGATCTTCCGGGCATGAAGTACTTGCGCGAACAGGTGACCGAAGCTCGGGGGATGCCGAGCAAGGAAGCCATGGTGCGGCGCCTCAACTTCTGCGAATGGACTGGTGCTGAGTCGCCGTGGATCTCCTGGGATGTCTGGAGCCAGGCTGAAGAACGCGTACCGATGTCGCTGTTGCGCAATCGTCCCAGCGTTGGCGGACTGGACCTGTCCAGTACGACGGACCTGACATCATTTGTCCTGCTGTTCTACCCGACATACGAGGATCCGCACTGGCGGCTGTTGCCGTATTTCTGGATACCCGACCACGAGCTCGACAAGCGCGAAGCCCGCGACAAGGTGCCTTACGCGGCGTGGATTAAATCGCGAGATCTGGAAACGACGCCAGGGCGCGCCATCAGCAAGCTGCATGTGTTGCGTCGGCTGCAGACTATCTGTGACTTCTTCCAGGTGGACAAGATCGCCTTTGACCGTTGGCGCATTGAAGACATGCGGCAGTTGATGAGCGAGTACGACATCACACTGCCTGAGCTCGTTGAGTTCGGGCAGGGCTTCAAGGATATGGGGCCGGCGGTAGACGAGTTTGAGCGGCGCCTGCTCGGCATGATCGAGCAGCAACCAGAGGAAGAGGGTGGCGCGGCGGAGTTTTTCGATGATGCGCTGCCGGCTGAGGCGGTGGAGTCTCTGCGGCACGATGGCAATCCAGTAATGACCTGGTGCGCCGGTAACGCGGTGATTGTCTCCGATCCGGCAAACAACCGAAAGGCCGACAAGGCAAAGGCAACGGGCCGAATAGACGGAATCATTGCCGCGATCATGGCGACCGGCATCAGTGGGGCAGTGTCTTCCGGCAGCAGCGGCAGTTCCATTTACGACGAAGGAGTAGGGGTTTGAACACCATTGCAATCGCTGCGTGGGTTGCCGGGCTGGTTGGCTTCGGCCTGCTGGTCGCCGGGATCGCCCTGATCCATGTGCCCGCTGCGCTCATTTCTGCCGGATTGGGCCTGATCGGCTGGGCTTGGCTGGCCGACAAAGCCGCAGCCCGAGTACCTCTCAAACCCAGCCCAGAAGGAGGCTGATTATGTTCTTCAGCAATCTTCTTGGCGGCAATGAAGGGCTGGTTTCGGATGGCGGCAGTAGTTTTTGGCGGCGCGGGGTAGGGTCTAGCCGCTCAGCAGCCGGAGTAACGGTCACACCAGACAGCGCGTTGGCAATTACTGTCTTGCAGACGTGTGTCACGCTGCTGGCGGAGAGCGTAGGCCAGTTACCACTTGAACTGTATCGCCGCTTGGGTGATGGCAAGCGTGAGTCGGCAACGGCACATCCGCTCTATGATGTTCTGCGCTATCAGCCGAACCCCTGGCAAACCCCTTATGAGTACCGAGAATCCGGCCAGCTCGCCCTGGGGCTGCGAGGGAACTGCTACAGCTTCATCGAGCGCAACGACGACGGTTCGGTGAAAGCCCTTTACCCGCTGCGAAACGAAAAGGTGACAGTCCTCAAAGGGGGGGATTTGCTCCCCGTCTACCGGGTTGGTGGGCACGACCCGCTACCCATGCGGCTGATTCATCATGTGCGCTGGCACACGAAGAACCATTACACCGGCCTCTCTCCGGTTGAGCTGCACGCCGATGCCGTAGGCCTGGCGCAGGCTGTGAGGCAGTACGCGGGCAAGTCATTTGCCAACGGCACTGCGGTGAGTGGTGTCATTGAGCGCCCGAAAGAGGCACCGCCAATCAAGGAGCAGTCCAGTATTGACCGCATCCTCGATCAGTGGGGCAACAAGTTCTCGGGGATCGACAACGCGAAAAAGGTCGCGATGTTGCAGGAAGGCATGACCTTCAAGGCCGTGTCGATGAACAACGTCGACGCCGAGCTGCTGGGTATCCTCAAGGCCACCGGGCTCGATATCGCCCGGATCTACAAGATTCCGCCGCACATGATTAACGAGCTGGAGAAGGCCAGCTACAACAGCCTTGAACAGCTGCTGATCCAGTACGTGATCTTCGCCCTGATGCCCTGGGTGAAGCGCCACGAGCAAGCCATGATGCGCGATTTCCTGCTGCCTTCGGAGCGGCGGGATTACTTCATCGAGTTCAACCTCTCTGGCCTGCTGCGCGGCGACCAGAAAAGCCGCTACGACGCCTATGCAATTGGCCGGCAGTGGGGGTGGCTGTCGATCAACGACATCCGGCGCCTGGAAAACATGCCGCCCGTTGCCAACGGCGACAGTTATCTGCAGCCGCTCAACATGACCGACGTAGCCAATGACCTGCCCGACATGACTAACCCCAACGTCCGCGCCCAGCTGGAACAGCAGCGCGACGACATCCTGAGGATGCTTGCCGCATGAAACGACATTTGCGCGCTGCCAGCTTGCTGTTCAACCAGCCGCTACTGACTACACCCGACATGCTGGACCTGGCAGTGCGCTGGGCGAACCAGACCATGAGCCTGAACATCGTCAATCTGAACATGGGCGGCGCTGCAGCCAATCCATCGATGTTCTATGACGATGAAGACTACCAGGCTGAGCAGGATCGCCGCGAAGAACAGCGCCGCGCCGCCATCGCCCAGACGGGTGTGGAGGTGATCCCCGTCCATGGCGTTCTTGTGAGTCGCGGCAGCCACTTGAACGCCTGCGAGACCATGACCAGCTATGAAGGGCTGCGAGCAGCCCTGAATAAGGCCATCACTGACCCCATGGTCGAACACATTGTGCTCGACATTGACAGCCCAGGCGGCAGCGCCGTCGGCGCTTTTGAACTGGCGGCGGACATTCGGGCCGCGACCAAGATCAAACCAATCACCGGCCTGGTTAACTTCATGGCGTACTCAGGGGGTTACCTGATTGCGTCTGCTTGCACTGAAGTCGTGGTTAGCCTGACCTCCGGTGTAGGGTCCATCGGTGTGGTGGCCAGTCACATGGATCGCTCGAAGATGATCGAAGGCATGGGTGTGAAGGTCACAACGGTCTTTGCCGGCGCACACAAAAATGACCTGAGCCCGAACGAGCCGATTACCGAGCAATCTCTGCAAGTGCTCAACGAAGTCGTGCAAGAAAGCTATCAGCTGTTCACGACCCACGTTGCCGAATACCGCGGCCGTGATGTTGCGGACATCATCGCCACCGAGGCTGCCTGTTATCGCGGCTCCTCCGCCATCGCTATCGGCCTGGCCGACCGCCTGGAGTCGCCGCAACTTGCGGTGGACAACCTCTCGCGTGCGGTTGCCCTCAGTCGTGCGCAGCGTCAGGGCCCGCAAACACAGCAGCGCATCAGCGTGCGGGCCTCGGCCTTCGCCATTCAGTCTCAACTCTGACCGCGTTCGCGGCAGTGACCACAACCGCCTGATGGCGGTTTTTTTATGCCCAGGAGGCAGCATGTCCCTCGTAACTCAATTGCGTAGCGAACGCGCCACTATCAATGGTCAGATCCAGTCCCTGGCCCAGCTGGAGGCCGCTGGTACTGCGCTCAGCGCGGAGCAGCTCTCACAGTTCGAGCAGCTCAGCACCCAGTTCAACCAGCTGACGGAGAAACTCGCGCGCGCCGAAGCGGCCGAGCGTATGGCGACCGCGAGTGCGGTCCCCGTGAATGAAGGTGCTCAAGGCCTGAACGGCCCGCCCGGCAGCATCAGCGGCCCATACACGGCCAAGCCGGTGCCGGGTGCCAACATGGCGCAGATGGTCCGCGTGCTGGCCGCTTCCCGCGGCGATCAGCAGGCAGCCGCGAAGTTGGCCGCCGACTCGGGCTACAACCCTGAAATCGCCATGGCGCTCAGCACCGTGACACCAGGCGCTGGTGGGGTGCTGGTGCCGCAGAACTTCTCCAGTGAAGTCATCGAGCTGCTCCGGCCAAAGTCGGTGGTTCGCAAGCTCGGGGCGGTTTCGCTGCCACTGGAGAATGGCAACCTCACTGTTCCGCGCATCAAGGGCGGCGCGGTGGTGGGGTACATCGGTACTGAAGAGGATATGCCTGCCACAGACATGCAGTTCGACGACCTCAAGTTGTCGTCGAAGAAGCTGGCGGCACTGGTTCCGATCAGCAACGACCTGCTGGGGTACTCGGGTACCAACCCCAACGTAGACCGCCTGGTGGTGAACGACCTCACTGCCTCGGTGGCTCTGGCGGAAGACCTGTCCTTCCTGCGCGGTGCCGGTACCGGCAACCTGCCCAAGGGCCTGCGTTTCTGGGCGCCCGCCTTCAACGTGTTCGCAGCACCGGCAGCTGTAACCCTGGAAGCAGTTGAGTTCGCGCTGTCCGCCCTGATCCTGCGCTTGGAGAACGCCAACTCCAACATGACCTCACCGGGGTTTGTCATGGCGCCGCGGACCAAGCGCTGGCTGGCCGCGCTGCGTGATGGCAACGGGAACAAGGCTTATCCGGAGCTGGATCAGAACATGCTAAAGGGCTTCCCGGTCGGCTCGACTACTCAGATCCCCATCAACCTGGGGGCCGAGGGCGATGCTTCTGAGATCCACTTCGCGGACTTTGCCGACTGCTTCATCGGCGAAGACGATGCCATGGTCATCGATTTCAGCAAGGAAGCAACCTACAAAGACGGCAGCGGCAACGTCATCAGCGCATTCCAGCGTGATCAGACCCTGGTCCGGGTAATCGCCAAGCACGACTTCGGTCCGCGCCACGTCGAATCGGTCGCGGTGATGACCGATGTCAAATGGGGTAGCTCCCTGTAACGCAGTACGCCCGGTACGCCGGGCCATCCTTTCCAATCTCCGGGAGCACCCCATGACCAAGGTCATTGTTACTTTTGATAAAAACTGGCGCGGATATGCCGCTGGCGAAACTGCCGGCTTTGACACAGCTGTCGCCGAAGGATTGATCGAGGCGGGCTATGCCAGCGAAGCGGGCAAGCAGGCGAAGAAAGGCAAGTCCGGAACAGGCAGTGGCAGTGCAGCCGGCAAAGACAGCGGTGGTGATGACTCAAGCGCTGCGAGCAAGCCCGATGATTCGGCGGGCACTGACGGCAAACCCTGATCATGGCTCGCCGGATCGCTTACACGGGGGAGCCCGTGTTGACGTTGGAGCAGGTTGCCTTTCAGTGCCGCGCTGAACCAGAAGATCTGCAGCCTGAGCTGATCAATCAGATCATCATCCCAGGCGTTACAGCACAAGGCGAGTCGAGGACGGGCGCGGCAATACGAGAGGCTCGCTACGAAGAAGATTGGCCGGCGCACTATCCCGCAGGCCACCCTCTGGATGTTGGCCAGGCGATCGCTGTCGAATCGGTCATGCGGCTCGATGCTGCCGGCGCACCGGTGGAGTTCACTGGTGCCGTTGAGCTCATTCAAGGTGGTAAGGAAAGCTACCTGGCATTTCCCAGCGGCCGACCGGAAGGGCGCTTACGCATTCGCTACCGTGCAGGCGTCGACCTCGAGGCGCACCCAGGGGTTGTGAGCTGGCTGCTGATGGCTGCCGAAACGGCATTCGCCCAACGCGGGCTATTGATCGTTGGCCAAACGCTGACCGAGGTTCCTTCGGGGTTTGTTGACCACTTACTGGCGGATATCACTGTTCCGCCGAGGTTCTGAACATGGCTAGCTCGATAGGTACACGCGAGCCGGAATCCGGCGAGCTGGACCGGCGCATTACTATTCGGCTGCGCGAAGATCTGCCTGTTGATGATGCAGATCTGGATGCGGTATTCACCCAGCCTCGCCACCGATGGGCCAAGATCCGCGCCGTTGGCACAGCGGTCTACACCGACAGTGTCCAAACGGACGACAAGATCACACATCGGATGTGGGTTCGACTGCTGGGCGGCGTCACGACCTCACATGAGGTGGTGGCGGGAGGCAAGATCTACCGCGTCAAGCGCTGCGCCCCCTGGGGGGCAGGGAAGCGCTTCACCCTGATCGAAGTTGAAGAACTCGGCCAGCAGCAAGAGGAAGGGGGGCTCTATGGCTAACTCGGCTTCCGTCGACGGCTACCTGCACATCGAGGGCTTCGACCAGTTCGGGCGTGAGATTTTTGACAAGAAGCAGATCAGGAAAGGGATGCGCAAGGCTGGCCGCCTGGTCAGTCGCCGTGCCCAGCTGAACCTGGCCTTGGCCCGCGGACAAGACAACTACCCGGTCAGCCGAACAGGTAGGACCGTTGAGTCGATCACGTTCAAGGTCTCGCGGGCTGGATTCTTGGTAAAGGTCTTGCCGCGCAAAACGTCGGGCATGAGGTACTACTACCCGGCTTACCTCCACTACGGCGTGAAGCAAGGACATCGCATGTCACGGCTGAAGCCTGGCGAGTCATTCGACCGAGCTATTCGTGAGCGAGAGAGTCGAAAGCTCCGCGAGGCTAGAAGAAACAATGGATGGTTGATAACCCCTCGGGCCAACTACATGGAAGACGCCCTGCAGGACGAAAAAGACCAGGTCCAATCGATCCTCAGAGCAGCCTTCGCCGCCGCGTTGCGCTGACCATCAGGCCTCAGGGCCGGTAAACCAGCATGAAAATCTCCCCCGTCATCGCGCATCTGCGCGAGTACTGCCCGAGCCTGGCCGACAGGATCTCGGGCGGCATCGACCTCGACGCCGTCAGCTCGTCCACGCTACTGAAGAACCCCTCGGCCTATGTGATCACCGCTGATGACAAAGCCGGCGAGAACAAGGCGCAGAACGCAGTTACCCAGGACATCGAGGATCGCTTTGAGGTGGTGTTCGCCATGGACACCAAGGACGAGCGCGGCCAGCAGGCCGCCGACCTGCTGCACGACTTTCGCAAGGAGTTGTGGCGGGCCTTGGTCGGATGGCGGCCTGGTGATGAGTACGACCCCATCGTCTACGACGGTGGCGGGTTGGTACTGATCAACCGTGCGCGGGTGGTCTACCGCTTCAGCTTCTCGGCTGGCTTTCAGTTGGGCCGCAACCGCGGCAGTGAGCCCGCCGAAACCTGGCATGAATACGAGCTTGATGGCCTGCCGCCGCTGAAGGGCATCGACTTCAGCCTGGACAGCCTGGATCCGAAAGACCCCAACCACACTTCGCCTGGGCCTGATGGCCGGGTCGAAGTGCGCTTTTCCACCGAACTACCACAAGGGTAATCCCCATGACTCGAATCACCGTGTATCCGGTGGAGGGCCGCGTCGTGCCCGATCCGGAACTGGGCGGCGTGCTGCCGCCGGAAGGGCGCGAAGTGCCGCGCGATGCGTACTGGTTGCGCCGCCTGCGCGTGGGCGATGTGAGCGATAGGAAACCTGCTGCGGCTAAGGCTTCGGCCAAGGCCGCGGCCGCTACTGGGAGTGCTGAGTAATGACCGTCAGCTTCAACAGCATCCCCAGCGACCTGCGTGTGCCGCTGTTCTACGCCGAGGTCGACAACAGCCAGGCCAACAGCGCCACGGGCAGCCTGCTGCGCTTGATCGTCGGCCAAGTCAATGACGATGCCGATGCGCCGGAAATCGGCAAGCTCACCCTCGTGCCGAGCCTCAGCCTGGCCAAGACAATCGGCGGCGTCGGTTCGATGCTGGCCGACATGTACGAGACCTGGCGTGGCATCGACCTGGTGGGCGAGGTCTGGTGCCTGCCGCTCAAGGCGACCGGTACCAAGGCGGCCGGCAAGGTGACCATCACCGGCACCGCCACGGAGGGTGGCCAGGTCAACCTGTACATCGGCGGCCAGCGCGTGCGCGCTACGGTAGCCAGTGGCGCCTCGGCGGCAGCGGTGGCCACTGCGCTGGCGGCGGCGGTAAACGCCGCCGGCCTTGGCGTATCGGCGACTGCAGCCACGGGTGAAGTGGCCCTGACCTGCCGCTGGTCCGGCCTCAGCGGCAACGACATCCAGCTGGAACTGAACCGTCAGGGTCGCAGCAACGGCGAGTTGACTCCTGCTGGCCTCACCGTGACGGTAACCGCCATGACTGGTGGCGTCGGCACCCCGGACGTGGCCGAGGCCCTGGCCGTGCTTGGCGATGAGCCGTTCGAGTTCATCTGCGCACCTTGGGCCGATGCCACCTCGCTGGATGCCTGGAAGGGCTTCATGGACGACACCAGCGGCCGCTGGAGCTGGGCGCGTCAGCTGTATGGCCACGTCTATTCGGCTTGTCGCGGTACGCTGGGCGAACTGGTCGCCTTGGGCGATACCCGCAACGACCAACACGTCACGGTGTATGGCTTCGAACCGGAATGCCCGGACCCTGTGTGGCGTCAAGCGGCTGGCTATGCCTCCCGCACTGCGGTGTTCATCTCGGCTGACCCGGCGCGGCCGACGCAAACCGGTGAGCTCAACGGCATCACCCCGGCGCCGTCGGGTGATCGCTTCATGCTGACCGAGCGGCAGTCGCTGCTGACCCATGGCATTGCCACGGGCTACAGCAGCGGCGGCGTGCAGCGCATCGAGCGCGGCATCACCACATACCGGCAGAACGCTCTGGGTCAGCCCGACAATTCATTCCTGGACAGCGAGACGCTGCATCAGTCGGCCTACATCATCAATTTCCTTAAGGGGCGAATCACCAGCAAGTACGGGCGGCACAAGCTGGCCGACGACGGCACGCGCTTCGGCGCTGGTCAGGCGATCGTCACCCCAAACGTCATCCGCGCCGAGCTGATCGCCGGTTACTACGTGCTTGAGACGCTGGGCATTGCTGAGAACGCAGATCTCTTCGCCAAGTACCTGATCGTTGAGCGTTCGACTACCGACCCCGCCCGGGTCAACGTGCTGTATCCGCCGGATCTGGTGAACCAGCTACGGGTGCTTGCCCTGCAATACCAGCCCCGCCTGCAGTACGCGGCATCGTAACTGAATCATCCACCAAGGCCCGCCAAGTGCGGGCCTTTTTGTGTGCGCCAGGCATGGCGCGTTGCGCGTAAGCGCAACCCGCTTGGTTGTGGTGGCCAAGTGGGTGACTTGGAGGTGAAAGTCCTCTACACACCCGGCAAGGGGAAGTGTTAGCCGGAGGCAAGGGTGTCGCGGGTGACCGCGAATCTGAAGGAAGCCCGAGGCAAAATGCTGGCCTGACGAACAGGAAGCGGATAGAGGCGGCACAGCGGGGTGAGGTGGCACAAATCGCCAAAGCCCAATACTTGCACGGAACGCTGTGACGTAGATCCGACAGGCATAAGCAGGAAGGTCGCGCGAATTACCCTGGGAGATCTGTACGTTTGCCATTGTGCTACCGCGCGTCGAAAGGCGACGGGATGAGCGTGCAGAAGTCAGCCGAAGCCGTAGTAAGTGGCGGTTAACCGCGCCACCAAGGGCCGAACAGGTTATGCCGCCAGTAGGCGTCGCCGTCTCGTTGGTAACCGTAATGCAGAAATTTCCCACAGCGGAAACTGTCATCCCGAGCTCCGGCCAGAAGCCGAGGGTGACGCCTGACAGTGCAAAGGTATCGACGGCGTCCGTGACGTGGACGAACGCGGAGCCGGACACGCTGATGGAGCGGGTGCTTGCACCGGCCAACCTCAGGCGTGCGTATCAACGCGTGGTTAGCAACAAGGGGGCTCCGGGTGCCGATGGCATAACGGTCGCTGACTTGGCGGGCTACGTGAAACAGTATTGGCCAACCCTCAAGGCCAGGTTGCTGGCCGGTGAATACCATCCCCAAGCAGTGCGAGCGGTTGAAATACCCAAGCCGCAGGGCGGCACACGGCAACTGGGTATCCCCAGCGTCGTGGATCGCCTGATCCAGCAAGCACTGCAGCAGCAGCTCACACCTATCTTCGACCCACTGTTCTCGGACTACAGCTATGGTTTTCGTCCGGGCAGAAGTACGCATCAAGCCATCGAGATGGCTCGTGCTCATGTGACAGCGGGACACCGCTGGTGCGTGGAAATCGATCTGGAGAAGTTCTTCGATCGAGTCAACCACGACATCCTGATGGCCTGTATCGAGCGCCGGGTCAAAGATAAGTGCGTACTCAGGCTTATTCGCCGCTACCTTGAAGCCGGGATCATGTCGGGCGGTGTCGTCAGCCCACGGCAGGAGGGGACGCCGCAAGGCGGCCCGCTTTCGCCGTTGCTGTCGAATATCCTGCTCGACGAACTCGACCGCGAGCTGGAGCGGCGGGGCCATCGCTTCGTACGTTATGCCGATGATGCGAACATCTATGTACGCAGTCCCCGGGCCGGCGAACGGGTGTTGGTCAGCGTCGAGCGCTTCCTGAGAGAACGTCTGAAGCTGACGGTGAACAGGAAGAAAAGCCAAGTGGCAAGGGCGTGGAAGTGCGACTACCTAGGCTATGGGATGAGCTGGCACCAGCAGCCAAGGCTGCGCGTGGCAAGGATGAGCCTAGACCGCTTACGCGACCGGCTCAGAATGCTGCTGCGCAGCGTACGGGCTCGCAAAATGGCGACTGTCATCGAGCGGATCAACCCCGTCCTGAGAGGCTGGGCTAGCTACTTCAAGCTCAGCCAGAGCAAGCGGCCGCTTGAGGAACTGGATGGTTGGGTCAGGCACAAACTCCGCTGCGTCATCTGGCGTCAATGGAAGCAGCCTCCCACGAGGCTGAGAAACTTGATGCGCCTAGGGTTGAGCGAGGAGCGTGCCAACAAGTCAGCCTTCAATGGCCGAGGTCCATGGTGGAATTCGGGAGCGCAACATATGAACTACGCGCTGCCAAAGAAACTGTGGGACCGGCTCGGGCTGGTCTCGATACTGGATACGATTAACCGGCTTAGCCGCGTAACCTGAACCGCCGTGTACGGAACCGTACGCACGGTGGTGTGAGAGGACGGCGGGTGTGAATCCGCCTCCTACTCGATAGGAGTTGCCCATGGGCAAGAAAGTCGCAGGCACCGTCTTCATCAAGGCTGATGGCGCCCAGTTCACCGTCACGGGCGGGGTTGAATGCCCTCTCAGTGACGTCAAACGCGAATCCATCGCGCCGGGGTTCTTCAAGGAAGAAGACCGGGTGCCTTATGTACAGGCCACCGTGGTCGATGACCCTGACCTGCCGATCGCGCAGATCACCGGCGCGACCGACGCCACGATCACGGCCGAGCTCGGCAACGGCCGTATCTATGTCTTGTCCGGCGCTTACCTGGTCGACGAGCCGGCGGCCAAGGGCGATGACGGCACCATCGATCTCAAGTGGGAAGGCACCAAGGGAGTTTGGCAATGAGCGAAGTCATCAACCTGTCGGCGCCGATCCAGGCGCACGGCGCCGAAGTTACCCAGCTTGAGCTGCGTCGCCCCACGGTGCAGGAAGTGCGGAACATCAAGGCCCTGCCGTACAAGATGGACAAGGACGAGGCCGTATCGCTCGACATGGACGTGGCCGCTAAATACATCGCGGTCTGCGCCGCCATCCCGACCTCGTCGGTCAACCAGCTGGACCTGGCGGACCTGAACAACGCCGCGTGGACGGTCGCCGGTTTTTTCTTGGCGCCGGCATCAGCGACGTTGACGGCCTGATCGCCACGGCTTACGACCTGGCCTGGTTCTGGAAGTCAGACCCGGAGCAGGTCATGGGCCGCACCCTGGACGTGATTATGGAAGCCACCGCGCAGAGCCAGCGCATCGCGGAAACGCTGAGGGGGGAGGATGGCTGACAAGTTTCAGCTCAAGGCGCTGATCACCGGCGTCGACAAGCTTTCGCCGACCTTGGCGGGCGTGCGCAAGAACATCTCCACGTTCCGCAAGAACCTGGAGAGCACCGGTCTCGGAAAGATCGGCTGGAGCGACATCATCACCGGCGGGGCCATGGCGGCCCCGTTCATAGCCGGCGCCCGTGCGGCCATCGACTTCGAGTCGCAAATGGCCGACGTGCGCAAGGTGGTGAACTTTGATACGCCGGACCAGTTCAAGAAAATGGGTGATGACATTGGCCGTATGTCCGAGCGACTGCCTATGGCGGCCACCGACATTGCCAAGATCGTTGCCGCGGGCGGCCAATCCGGCATTGCCCGTGACGAGCTGCTGGGCTTTGCCGAAGCGGCGGTAAAGATGGGTATCGCCTTTGACCAGACCGCCGACGAGTCCGGCGACATGATGACCACGTGGCGCACCGCGTTTCGCATGAATCAGGCCGAGGTGGTGAGCTTGGCCGACCGCATTAACTACTTGGGCAACACCGGCCCGGCCAACACCAAGAAGATTTCCGCCATCGTCACCGAGGTCGGCGCGCTGGGGGAGGTGGCCGGCATGTCGTCGGCGCAGGTAGCGGCTATCGGCGCGACCATGGCCGGGGTGGGTGTCAAACAGGACGTGGCGGCCACCGGCATCAAGAACTTCATGTTGGCCATGACCAAGGGCACGGCGGCCACTAAGGCCCAGGCAGACGCTTACAAGGCGTTGCGCCTGGATGCCAAGACCGTGGCCGAGAATATGCAGAAGGATGCCCAGGGCACCACGCTGGACCTGCTCAAGCGTATTTCTTTGATCGATGCGGCGAAACGCCCGGCGATTCTGTCCGAGTTGTTTGGTACCGAGTCGATTACTGCCATTACGCCGCTGCTGACCAATCTGGAGCTGTTGCGCAGCAACTTGGACAAGGTCAATGACGCGAAAAAGTTCGCCGGCTCAATGGAGCAGGAATATGCATCACGCGCCGCGACCACGCGTAACAACATGACATTGTTGCGTGGCAGCATCGATAGGGTAGCGGTTGCTATCGGCAATGCTTTGCTGCCCGGCATCAATGCGGTGCTCGAGCAACTGCGGCCGTGGATCAGCCATATGGCGCAGATGATCAGCGACAACCCGCAGTTGGTGCGCGGCATCGTCATTGCCGGGGCGGCCTTCACCGCGCTGCGTGCGGCGGTGTTCGCGGCCACAGTGGCCACGCGGGTGCTCGGTGTGGCCTTCGCGGCCACGCCGATTGGCCTGATCGCCGCGGGGATCGCGGCGGCGGCCGGTCTGATCGTCGCCAACTGGGAGAAGGTCGGGCCGTTCTTCAGCGCCCTGTGGGAGCTGATCAAGGCCTACACCACGCCGTTCATGGAATTCATTAAAAGCGTGTTTGGCTGGGCCCCGCTGGCATTGATCATCAAGAACTGGGAACCGATCGTGGGCTGGTTCAAGGGGCTGTGGGATCGGGTCAGCCCGTACCTTGAACCACTGCTAAAGCTGTTTGGTGGCGGTGACGGCGAGAGCCTGACGGTGCGGGTGCAGCGCCTGGCTGACGAGCAGAAAGCCCGTAACTCAGTGGCCGGCGGCAGCGGCGCCCTGGTGCAGGCCAATGCCGTGCAGGTCGCGCAGGGCGTCCAGGCGGCGCGCGAGCAAGCCTTTGGGGTAAGCCCTGAGGCGCTGTTGCGTGCGGCGACCCCGCTGCCCGCACCGGGCGGCCTGCTGCGGGCGTCCGGCCAACTGCCCGAGCCGGGGGCTTTACTGCGTCAATCGGCGCAGGTGGGTGGCAAGCAGCAGCTGGAAGGGGAGGTGCGGGTGGCCTTCGATAACTCGCCGCCTGGCCTGCGTGTCGAGTCGGTGAAAACCAGTCAGCCCGGCGTGACCATCACGCCGAATGTCGGGCGGCGAACCATGGGAGGCACCTATGAGTGAATGGCGTGATTTGCGACGCGAGGCGTCGTTTCGCGGCGTGCCGTTCTGGGTTGACAGCGACAGCGTGCCGGTCGGCCGGCGCACCCAGCTGCACGAATACCCCAAGCGTGACCAGCCGTTGGTGGAGGACATGGGCCGGCAGACCCGTGAATACAAGTTCGACGGCTTTATCATCGGCCCGGACTTCATCAGCCAGCGTGACCGCTTGCTGGTTGCGCTGGACACGCCGGGGCCTGGCGAACTTGTACACCCGTGGTTCGGGCGCCTGACCGTCACGGCGGGGGATTGCGAAATCTCCCATTCCCGTTTCGAGCTGGGCATGGTGCGCTTCAACCTGGCGTTCATCGACGGCACGCTGGCCTTCCCGGTGCAGCGTGTGAACACCCGCCGGCAACTGGCGGCGCACGTGCCGACCCTGCTGGAGTCGGCCAAGGCGCGTTTCGATGCGGCCATGGCCCAGGTCAACTGGGCGCGACAGCAGGTCAACAAGGTGCGCCGGGCCGTGTCCAGCGCCTATGCCTTCGCCATGACCTTCCTCAAGCCGCTGACCTCGCTGGCGGCGGACGTGGGCGCCCTGGTGCAGTCGCTGATCAACGTGCCCGATGCGTTGTCGGCCAGCCTGTTGAGCGACATCGCCAGTATCGAACGCTGGTTCAGTGGCTACGGTTCCACCGGTTCTTCGCTGCAGTCGTCCAAGGCCAAGGCGGAGGCGATCACGGCGCTGTCGACTGCGCGCCTGGCCACCGATGACCCGGACATTGCCTTGATTCAGTCGGCGGTGATCGGCCTGGTGCAGGACGCCGCCCTGGTCGACCTGCTGCTGGACATGGCCGAAGTGCCGGTGGCCAGCGTGCGCAGCGTCGAGCAGCCCGCCGCACTCAGTGTCCAGCTGGAGCAGCAGGGCACGACCGTGGCGTCAGGCAGCGCCCTGGACACCGGGGTGCCGGTGGCCGACGACATTCTGGCCGTCAGGGACGCGATCAGTGAGGCGATGTGGACCATTGCCGAGGACAGCTTGCCGGATCACTTCGGCGTGCTCAGCGATGCCCGGCAGGCCTTGGACCGGCACCTGACCGACGTGGCGCGCAGCGGGGTCTGGCTGCGGCCGTATCATCCGCGGCTGGCGGTGCCGTCCCTGGTGCTGGCCCACCGGCTGTACGGCGATGCGCTGCGCGGCAGCGAAATCGTTACGCGTAACAAGATCCGTCATCCGGGCTTCGTGCCTGCCACCGAACTGCAAGTCGCCAAGAGTTAAGCCATGGAGCCAGACAATACCGTCACCCTCAGCGTTGGCGGGCACGACTACGCCGGTTGGAAAGAGGTCAGCATCAGTGCTGGGCTGGAGCGGCAGGCCCGCGATTTCAGTGTGGGCATCACCTGGAAGTGGCCCGGCGGCGGCGATATGCCGGTGCGCATCCAGCAGGGTGAAGCAGTCGAGGTGCGCATTGGCGATGACCTGGTGCTGACCGGCTACGTGTTCAGCACGCCGATCCGCTACGACGCCCACACGATCAACCTGAGCATTGCCGGGCGCTCGAAAACCGCCGACCTGGTGGATTGTGCGGCGATCAACTCGCCGGGCCAGTGGCGCGGGCAGAGCGTGCAGAAGATCGTCGAGGCCCTGGCCGGCGAATACGGCATCAAGGTGGTGAATGAAGCCACCACCACCCTGGGCCTGGATGACCACACCATCGAGCCCGGCGAAACGGCCTTCGAAAGCATCGACCGGCTGTTGACCCTGTCGCGGTTGTTCAGCACGGACGACGGCCGCGGCCGTCTGGTGATCGCAACGCCGGGCACGGCTGGCCGCGCCGTCGACACGCTGGAGCTGGGCAAGAACATCCTGACGGGTGACACCAATCTGGATTTCTCCAACGTCTTTTCCGAGTACATCAGCCGGGGCCAGCGCAGCGGCACCGACACGATGTTCGGCACGGCGGCCAGTGAGGTCGAGGCCAAACTGGCGGATGACCGCGTGGCTCGACGGCGGGTCAAGGTGATCAACCAGTCGGGTCAGATGACCCCAGCCATGGCGCGCGCGCGGGTGGAGTGGGAGCGGGCCAACGCGATCAGTCGGGCCATGACCCTGAACTACACGGTGCAGGGGTGGCGGCAGAGCAATGGCGCGCTATGGCGGCACAACATGATCGTGCGGGTGCTTGACCCGCTGATCGGCCTGGACCGCGACATGCTGATCAGTGAAATCAACTACGAGCTGGGCGAGTCGGGAACCGTGTGCAAGGTCACTGTGGCGCCGCCTGACGGCTTCCTGCCCGAGCCCAACGACGCCTACGAGAGCCGCAAGCTCAAGAAGGGCAAGAAGACCGACAACTTTGAATACCTCATTCCTGCGGACTACAAGCCATGAGAAACCCAATGGCGGGCGTATTGGCCCGTGGCGTGGTGGTGCTGGCCAACGCGACGCGCAAGCTGCAGAGCCTGCAGTTACGCATCACGGCCGGCGAAGTGAAAGACGACATGGAACACCTGGAGCCCTACGGGTTTACGTCCTGCCCGCTTGAAGGCGCCGAGGCCTTGGCGGGCTTTATCGGTGACCGCAGTCACGGCGTGGTGCTGGTGGTGTCGGATCGGCGGTACCGCCTGCCCGGCCTGCAGGGCGGTGAAGTGGCCTTGTACACCGACGAAGGCGACCGGGTTGTGCTCAAGCGTGGTCGGCTCATCGAGATGGAAACCCAGACGCTGCGGATCAAGGCTGGCCAAGCGGTGGAGTTCGATACCCCGCTGATTAGCACCACTGGGCGCATCGAATCGACCGGCGACCAGGTGGCGGGCGGTATCAGCCAGATTGAGCACATCCACGACAAGGTTCTGTCGGGGCTAGGCCAGTCCGGCCCTCCTGTCGGGGGTGGCGAATGAGCCGCGAACCCCTGCTGCGCCGCGCAGTGACCATCAGCCTGTTCAGCTGGCGGCGCGCGGCGTCTGACGATGCTTTGGACGATGCCGACCGGCAGGGGTGGTGGGGCGACTGTGCGCCGAGCGAGGCCGGCGATCAGATCGGTTCACGGCTGTGGCTGCTGCACCGCCGCGCGCTGACCGATGACACCCTGCGCGATGCGCGGGAGTACGCCGAAGAGGCCCTGCGCTGGATGATCGATGACGAGATTGTTACCACCGTTACCGTAACGGCGGAGCGCTTGGGCAATGACCGGCTCAACCTGATGGTGCTACTGACAGAGCTGAACGGTGAAACCCTCAAGCTTGCTTTTGAAGATACCTGGAGTCTGATCAATGCCGTATGAGATGCCGACGCTGCCCGCGCTGATCACGCGTACCCAATCGGATTTTGAGCGCAATGCCCCGGACGCGCTGCGCCGCTCTGACGCCAAGGTGGCTTCGCGGGTTCTTAGTGGCGCCGCCTACGGTCTGTATGGCCATCAGGAGTGGATCGCGCGGCAGTCCCACCCGGCGACCTGCGATGAAGAGATGCTGCTGAAATGGGCCGAATGGCGCCTTAAGGACGGGCGCAAGGCGGCTGTTCCAGCCGCAGGCCCCATTGTCGTCAGCGGCGCTAATAACGCCTTGGTGGATGCCGGTATGGTCTACCAGCATCAGGACGGCCGCCGCTACGTCGTGACCGTAACGACGCGTCTGGTGGATGGTACGGCGCAGGTGCCGGTGCGCGCCGAAGAACCTGGCGCCTTGGGTAACGTCGAGTCGGGCCAGCTGACCGCCGTAAGCCCGGCCTTGGGCGTCAATCCTGAGGCAACAATCGGCAGCGGTGGCTTGGCCGGCGGTACCGATCAGGAAGAGATCGAGGAGCTGCGCACGCGGGTCAAGGCGGCGTTTCAGAACCCGAGCAAGGTGGGCAATGGCCCCGACTTCGAAGAGTGGGCGCGGGAGGTACCCGGCGTGACCCGCGCCTGGGCGCTGTCGCGCTGGATGGGACCAGGTACGTTTGGCCTCATGTTCGTGTGCGACGGTGATGAGGACATTTTCCCCAGCGCTGAAAAGGTGGCTGAGGTGCAGGCTTATCTGGACGCCAAGCGCCCAGTCACTGCGGAGGTCTATGCCTTCGCGCCGATCAATCGGGTCATCGACTTCACCGTCAAGCTGACCCCCGACAGCGTGGCGCTGCGTGATGAAGTGCGCAAGTCACTGGCCACCTTGATCGCGGATGAGGGCGGGCCGGGCTCGAGGCTTTATCGCACGCATATTCGCTCCGTGATCAGCAATACCCCTGGCGAAACGGATCATGACCTGACGCTGCCTGCGGCGGATGTGCTGGTGGCAAATAACGAAATGGGTACGCTGGGAGCGATCACATGGCTATGACCGAGGACGATTACCGCGACCAGCTGCAGCAGCTGTTCCCTCCGGGCCCAGCGTTTGATGCCGAGCTACAGCCGGATGTTGCCCAGCTGATTGATGGCTCGGCCCCGGAGCTGGCCCGGGTCAACGCGGCAGGCGCACAGCTGTCACTTGAGCAGAACCCGGCCACGGTGACTTGGCTGCTGCCGGATTGGGAGGCATATCTCGGCTTGCCGGATGCCTGCACGGTGCCCGGCTCGCAGACGCTGGAAGAACGCCGGCAGGCGGTCATCAACAAGCTGACCGCGACGGGTGCCCCGCAGCGTTCGTACTACCTGAGCCTGGCGGATCAGGCCGGAGTCGAGGCGCAGATTGCCGAGTTTCGCCCGCCGCGCGTGGGGCCAGCCATGACTGGCGACTTCCTCTACGGCGATGGCTGGCCGTGGTCGTGGCAGGTCCAAGTGCCTATCGACCACTTTGGCACGGTAGAGGCTGCCGCGCTGGACTGCCGCCTGCAGCTGGAGGCGCCTGAGTACACCGATGTGCGCATGGGCTTTGGCTTGGAGGTGGTGCAGGGGATTGCCGAGAAGGTCGACCAGCTGTTCAACGCCATTCATTACGTCGCTCCCGCAGCGGTGAGCGGCTATAAGGACCTTTGACGATGCAGAAGATATCCGCTTGGACGGACCTGGCCACGCCGGCCGGTGGTTACCGCTACGGCTCGCTGGTGGGCGGTGTGGCGCCTACACCCCTCAAGGCAGAGTGGCTCAATATGGTTCAGGATGAGCTGTGCAATTTTATCCTGGCTTACCTGCCGGCCCTGGACAAAGACGACAACGCCCAGATGCTCAACGCGGCGCAGAAGATGGTCGCCAACTTCGCGCTCAAGGCCACCACTTTGGCGGGGTACGGCATTCTTGATGCCTACACCAAGGTGCAGACGGACTACCTGTTGTCGCAGAAGGCCAACTGGGCGATCACGCTGGGTGGTTACGGCATCACTGATGCCTACACCAAGACCGAAATCAACACGCTGCTGAACAGCAAGGCGAACAACGCCAACACCTTGGCCGGCTATGGCATCGGTGATGCTTACACCAAAGGCGAGACGTACAGTCGAGCAGAGACCTATACCAAGGTCGAGACTGAAAGTCGCCTGAGCACCAAGCAAGATCTCAATACGGCGGGGTTCGGCAGCTCGGCGTCGTGGGAGCGCGATGGCTCAACCGGCGCAGTCCAACAGTACGGTGTGTTCAACATGGCGGCAGGCCCCAATGAGCAGACTATCCCCTTCCCGGTGAGCTTTCCTACCGCATGCAGGTATGTGGGGCTGACCAACCTGGAGGATGCGGCGGCCGAGGGCAATACTGTGCGCATCCTGCGGTGGACGAACTCTTCGGTGACCATCCTCAACTCGGGTGGTAACACCTCAACCGCCTACACCTGGCATGCCAAAGGGAACTGATCATGGGGTACTCCTTCAGCCCGTCGCGACTGGCGTTCTTCCATTCCGATGTTCCGTGCGATGACGCACCTGATGATCTTCGGCCGCTCACGAATGAGCGTCATGAAGCATTGATGGATGACGTTTTGCGTAATGGTAAACAGCTCGCCGCCGATGATGCTGGCGATCCAATCGCCGTAGAGCGTGACGCGTAACGAGCCTGCTCAAATCGTTTGACCCAAACCCGCCACGGCGGGTTTTTTGATGCCTGGAGAAAAGTGAATGACTGATATTTCAGCTTTGGAAGCCTATTCAGGCCTGTTGTCCGAAGCGGCAATGCAATCCAAGAGCGCGTCGGAGCTGCAGCATGTCTATGTCAACGGCGGTGTCGATACGGACGTGTTGACGGAATCGGGGCCTGTGCCCTGCATAGCCAAGCAGGCGCGGCTCTACCTGGATACGTTGCCCGATGCGGCGGCTGATTTGAGTAAGGCAGTTGCCAATGGCCGGGTTTACACCAGCGTAGCTGAGGGGCTGGCATCGCCCACTGTCGCTAACGGTGCTCAGTTCTGGGTACGGCAGACCGCGCCCCTCACAGGGCAAGACCTGTACAGGCGCTCAGGTTCCGTCGCGGTCTTCGAGGGCGTCAGCATTGCTGGCTCAGGCGAGGTTAAATCCGTGGATGCGCGCTTGACCGCGACCGGTATTACCCAGGTGCCTAAGGGGCCGTTGCGCAACCTGTGGGGCTTGCAGCTTGGGGCGCGTATGCCGCTACGGGTGGACGAGTACGGCAACAGTCACTTGAGCCTGTCCGTCGGTGACATGCAGCGTAAGGTGCCGTCATCGCCGAACAGCCCGCGTGCCGCAGGCGAAATGGGCCTGACCATCGGCGACAAGCTATTGGCTAATCCGGCGCACATTGCCCGAGCCATGAAACGCCCTCGCGGCCCGCAGCTGGAAGTGCCGTTACTAATAACTGCGGGGCAGCGCGTCATCCTACAGATGGGGCAGGCCGTTACCGGTTCAGACGCGGAAGTGGCAAGTAAGGCGCAAGTGCGGGAGGCGCAGCAGGAGTTCCGCGCCTGGGATGATGTTTCGTGGATGACCCGTGAGGTTGTCAGTGACGGCAAGACTCGCGTGCAGGTGCACGACGGGCTAGTGTGGCGCGACCTGTTCCCTGGTGGCGATGGGTTTAACGACTCAGCGCCCGCGGCGACAGGCAGTACCGTGCGCTTCTTGAGCGACCGTACGACGGGTGCTGGTGGCGCCCTGACCCCGCATGCCAAGTTGAAGTCGGGCGAGCTGATTGCTGAAGCTCCGGTGCTGTGGCATCGTCAAGGCACGGGTCAATCGCTGTCACTGGGCAGTCGTGGCTTTATGATCGGCGCCAATGGCCTGCCGCTGTTTGAAGAAGGCGTTTTCGGCGAAGTATTCAGCAAGGCTCCATCGCCGTTTAAGAATCGTTGCTTGGCGTTCAAGGGGTATGGTGCTCGCGGCTATTACGGTGTCGGCGGGGCGGTTCCAGCGAGTGCCTACACTGATTTCGAGCCGCTGCAAGAACGCTTCGAAGGTGGCCTGCTGGGTGAAACGCCCATGTCGGGCTTTGCCAATGGCATGAACCGCTACCTGAACGAGCGCGGTACTGGCATACGCTACTTGTGCTCCATCGCCGGCGTGGGCGGCCAGCCCTATTCGAGCTTGAAAAAGGGCACGGCGACTTTCACTACCCTGGTCAATATGATGACAGCGGCCCGGCAGATCGCGCAGGCGCGCGGCATGATCTACCGTGTGGCGCCGCTGAGCATCACCCACGGTGAATCTGAGCCGGTTGGTACCACGCAGGCGGCGTACGCAGCATCGATGCGCGAATGGGTCAGCGACTATCAGGCAGCGGTTACCGCTATGGATGCTGCGATCCCATTGCCTTGGTGCTACCTGTCGCAGATGAACCGTGGGGCCGCCTCGATGAACTTCGTGTCGCTGGCCCAGCTGCAGATGCACGAAACTGATCCGCAGTTCGTTCTGGTAGCGCCGAAATATCAGTACTGCTACCACGACACCTGGCACCCGTACGCCGAAGCCTACGTGAAGATTGGCGAATACGAGTACCGCGCCGAACGCTTCCGTCTACGCGGCCAGAAGCTGGACTGCCTACGGCCTCTGTCGGTGGTATGTAGCGGGTCGACGTTGACCGTGACATTCAGCAATACCCCGACCGGCGATGAGCTGACTGCAGGGCCAGTGGGTGCGCTACAGATCAACGCGGCGGCCGCTAACCCAGGCAACTACGGGTTCGCCCTGACCGATATGGCGGTGTCGATCAACTCGGTGATGCTGCTGGCCACTGGTAACCAGATTCAATTCAACCTCAGTGCCGCGCCGGCGGTCGGCTCTTCCCTGAACTATGCGCTGGCCAACACCACCGCCAGCCGTGGCTGCATCACCGACACCGACAACCGTGACATTTCCGCTTTCGATGGCAAGCCATTGCATAACTGGCTCGTTGCATTCAGCAAACCTATCTCTTTCGTTTAAGGACAATCACCATGACCGTACGTCAAATCATTCAGCTGGCCGGTACCCTCGACATTCCCGGTCTGCCACAGCTCGATGTCACCCAGGATGAAATCAGCATCGCCAACCTGACCCCGTTGAAGCTATGGGCGGCAACAGCTGGCTGGGGCGCAAGCGCCGATGATCTCGGCTTCGAGGATCGAGTTACGGGTAACAAAATCCCCTTGAATGGCTCGGCCACGTCGTCGCGTTTGGTTAACGCGTTCGATGGCTCGCAGGCGCTGTCCCAAGGTACTGCCGGCGCTGTACTCAAGGATGATAGTTTCAGCACGGCTGGGTCTTTCACCATCGCCATGAACCTCTGCGCGATCAACGATGAACTGACCTGTGCGCCTGCCAGCAGTTCGGTGTTGCCTGGATCTGGGCAAAGCTACTGGTTCTTGGCGTCCTCGGCTGGCAAATTCCGCATTGGTACCACCAGCCTGTCCACCCAGTTTGCCGACTACCTTGGCCCTCTGTTGAGCCGCACCGCATGGCTGCGCTTGATCCTCAAATACGACCGCGCGGTCGGTACCATGACGCTGTACGTAAATGGCGTGCAGCAAGCCAAGCTGACCAATGATGCGTTGAAGACTCTAAGCCTCGCCCCAGGCCTGGTTATGGGTGGCCTGGTCACTACCACTGCAACGCCTACTTCGCCGCCTTGCTTGATGCGCTCGCCGATGGGCTTCAACAGCGCGCTGTCTGACAGCGAACTGGCCTTGGTAGACCGCTACTTGTCAAAAACTCTCTACTAAACAAGATGTCAGCCGGTTGTATGCGGGCTTTTTCGTCTGGAGGAGGCCGATGCGATTCTTCGCCATAAACCTGAGCAATGAATGAAAGGTCGCCAACGAAGCCCGCCAAGCAAGCTGGACTGATTGCTTAGTCATCATCAAAAAGCCTGTTCAGAAGCCCCTCTTGGTGCGCGTCGTTATAGCACCCTAGCTGGTTCGGAGGAGTGGCATCGCAGGGTATGTTTCGCTGATCCCAACGACTCCCATACGGGCTATTGAAGTAGTGATTGCAGCCCGATAGAAGAACGACCACTAGCCCTGCCAAAAGTCCTTTGCTCATAGCCGCCCCATCCATTGTGTAGTTGGTTTGAGACGAGCTCGCCTTTGACAAAGACACACCGGTTCCCGCCAAGCGCGGGCATTTTTTAGCCTGGAGAAAACCCATGCCTTTCATTGTCATCAACCTCAGTAACGCCTACGACGTCGAAAACAACAGCCGCTCCGCTCCACAGGAGGGGGCTGATACCCGTGCCCGCGCGATCCTGAGTCAGTTCCCGACTGCGCAGGTATTAACCGACCAGGTACTGAAGGATTACAGCGCTAAGGTGTCGATCATTGCGAAGGCTCCGGCAGAGCCTGCGCCGGAGCCTGAGGCATCTGCGGGCTGAAGCTTGGTATCACCATATTGCCTAGCTTGTATTGCTGATAGCTGGTGTAGGGCAGAACAATTGTGTCAGCAACGCCAGACGCAGCCATGTCGATCAGAATCTCGTATGGGTCTGAATGTATTCCCTTTCTTTCCGGCCCAGTTAAGTTGCAAAACTGATACGCAACGCCGCTATACATCCGAGGGATCTCTGGGCAGTAGGAATTCCATTCCGCCAGGTCGCCCACGGCCTTTGATTCGCTCGACACGGTTCGCACCGTCCCGCAACCGCCTAGCGCCATGACCAACGTCACTCCCATCCATAGCTGCTTCATCAGGCCACTCCCTCTGTGATGGCCAGATCATAGCGTATTAAATAATCAGGCCCGCCTAGATCGGGCTTCTTTTTGCCTGGAGAAAACCATGGCCCGTATTTCTGCCGCAGATGCCGGCGGCGTAAACGTGATTGCCTTCCTAGACATGCTGGCCTGGTCCGAAGGCACTTCGACTATCAAGGCCAGTGACTATGGGTACGACGTCTTGGTGGGCGGCAAGCTGTTCAGCGAATACAGCAAGCACCCCAGGGTGAAGGTGTGGCTGCCGAAGTACAGCATCTACAGCTCCGCTGCCGGCCGGTATCAGTTCCTCGCTGGCACCTGGGACGCCATCGTGAAGAACTACGGGTTCAAGGGGCGCTTCATTCCCGAGGCCCAGGACCTGGCTGCAATCAAGTTGCTGACGGAGTGCGGCGCGCTGCCGCTCATCAAGGCCGGCCGCATTGTCGAAGCGATCGCCAAGGCTGCCCCAATCTGGGCCAGTCTGCCCGGTGCTGGCTATGGCCAGCGCGAGCACAAGCTGGCCGCGCTGCTGGGCATCTACGAAGCGGAGCGGGCGGCCGAGGCCAAGCCACAAGATCAGCTTCTGGCGATGTTCAGCGCCTGCGGCGGGGAGATGGCGGCGTGAATGGCTGGGTCAGGGCCGCAGCCTTGGTCCTTGTGGTGGCGTCCTACTGGGGCGCCTACCAGCATGGCCGGTCGGTGGAGCGTGCGGTTGCCGGCCAGGCGTCAGCGCAGCGAGACAGCGGTGATCGCCTAGCCGAGGTAATCGGCGAGCGTGGTGCCCGTCAGGAAGAACAGCGACGCGCCGAGGCGCAGGAGGAGGCGAGGGCCCATGCACAGGACGAAAGAACCATTGCTGATGCTGGCGCTGCTGACGCCGATGCTGCTGGTCTGCGGCTGCGGAGTGATGCCACCCAGCTCGCCGCCACCATCAGTTGCCCCGGCTCGGATACCGCCGCTGTCGCCAGAGGCCAGGCAGCCACCCGCGCCGCCATGGTGCTCTCCGACCTGCTCGCACGGGCTGATGCTCGAGCGGGAGAGTTGGCGACGGCGTATGACCGAGCCAAGATAGCGGGAGACCAGTGCACCATGGAGTACGACTATATGAGCAGGCGACAGTCGCGGAACCAGTCTCACCCACCGGTGCCATAGAAGTAATGCAACTTGGTCTACATCATCATCAGCCTCCCAGCGTTAGTTTCCGCATGAGATTACGCAGGAGCATGATGTTACGTCATCCTTGGAAATGCCCGGATACCAGGAAGAGGAAGAAAATCGATGGACGGACTGCCTGTAACTCAGGTCTCGACAGCGGCACCAGAGGCATCAGCTGTTATCGTGGGCGGAAGGGAGCTTGCGCGATTCGATACAGAGCTCAACCACTGGGTCTTGAATGTGGAATCTCAAAAAAAAAAGCAGATATTTCCCAAGGGGCTGCAGGTCGTTCAGACTATCTTTATTCCCGCGACGTCGACAGCTCGCCTGCCAACGGGAGCGCTCTATTGTATTTAGCGAAAAATGACCCGCTTGCGCCGGGAGGCGATAGAGCCAATCGCCAAGGCACTACAGAGTCCAATATCGTTTCCAGCTTCGATCAGCGGCCGGCACGCGTCTATGTGGATTCCCCGGCGCGCATCGAGCGAAACACGGACGACCCTTTCTACCGCCTAGCAAATCGTGCGTACCAGGCCACGGCCACAATCGCCAGAACCGGTCCCAGCCGATACTGGACCGCATGGCGCGCAGACAATACCCATGCCGCCGAGGGACCGGGAAACTTCGCGGTGCTGGGCTACTCGGACAACGGTGGCGAGAGCGTAAAAGAGTACGGATATCTAACATACTCGCCCAGCCATCCAGGAAACCAGATTGTAGATCCAATGCTTTGGACGGATCCCAAAGGCCGTCTTTGGCTATTCTATGGCGTCGTGGGAAACAATAAGCTCTACGATGGAGTTGGTGGAGCATGGGCAGTTATCTGTGACGATCCCAATGCAGAGAACCCCAAGTGGGGCGAGCCATTCCGTTTGTCTTACTATGGTGATCCGCGACGGCCAGTCAAGATCGAAGATAAGTGGTATATAGCGGTAGATGGCTGGCGCTTCTCTGCAGAATATCCTCCAGAATCCAAGGATCATGTAGGTCCGCATATTTACGAGCTGGATTGGGAAAGCCAGAAAATTAAACATGTTTCTCAGCTTCCGCCTAACAATAACGGCCAGTACAGTGGTTTCTTTGAAACTGAGTTCGTGCAGCGTTCCGATGGAAGCGTTTTAGCTTTGCTAAGATCATTGGGTTCCAATTCACAAATGCAGTATTCCGTCAGTCGCGACCTAATGAGGACCTGGACGCCTTGGCAGGATTACACGGTGACTGCTCCGAGCGCTTCGTCGCGTGCGTGGCTAGGCAGGACTCCTTCGGGGCTCCTTCTACTTTGCTGGAACAATGATCTTGTGCGAGGAACACTGACAGTTGGTCTCTCCGATGACGACGGAGCTACATACCGGTATAAAAAAATTATCGAGCCAGATTCTTCTATTCAGGTTTCGTATCCGGTTGTCAGTTTCGGTGATGATGGTGAGATACTTGTCATCTACGACAACGGTCGTGATTCTCACAAGCAGATTCGCATCGCCAAGGTCAATGAACATGAGATCACCTCTGGAAAAAGCGCGCCTTCTGTCAAAGTCGTCAGCGATCCAGCAAGTCTCTAGGGATTAGCAGTGAATCTATGTGTCTTGTAGCCACACAAAAAACGAAGCCCTGGATGCTGGTCTCCAGGGCTTCTAGCTAGCTTGGTCCCTATGAATGGCAAGCTAGCGTGTCCAGATGGTATCAGTGCGAGCCCTTAGAGTCACCCGCAGTTCCCGTTCTGTATACCCACAAGCCGTCCTATACTCAGGCGATCAACTGAACAAGGCATGGCATTTGGACAAGCGCACCTTCATCGGAATGGTCGAGGCCGGCGAGCCGCTGATTCAGCAGGCTGTCGACGCCATGCGGGAGTATCACAAGGCGCGGGATCGAGGCGCGCCTGCGGCGGAGATCGAGCGCCTGCGCCTGCTGGCCGAGTCTCTGTTTCAGGTGGTGTCCGATTACCAGCTTCGGGTGATTGCCAAGATGCGGGGCAAGGAGCTTCCGCCCCTTCACTGATCTGCTGATCGGCGATTGCCCTGCGGCATCGGCATCTATACGATACTGTATCTTTATACAGTATTGGTGCCGCATGTACTTCCTTCTCGTTCGACGCCGCGAGCATGGCGTGGCCTTGCCCTCAGACCGCCTACGGAAAGTCCAGCCCCTCCGCGCGGACGTCCACATTGGCGACCATCACAGCGAGCCTCTGGGTCGAGTCGCGACCCAGGCCTGGGTGTTTAACCCTACGCCTGGGCCCGACATTATCCCCCGGCTGCACGATGCGAAGGTCAACGGCATGGCCCAGCTCGGCATCAACATCAACGGGGTAGAAGAGGTCGAAGGCGTGCTATATGCGCAGTCGTGGTGGTGCAGGGCAGAATGATGGCCGGGGTTCCGCAGGCTTGGCTGGCCGAGCTGGGCGACCACGTTGCCCTAGTAACCGATCCTGATGGGCGCGCTGCGGTGCTCAGTGTGATGGCCTATGCGGCTCGTCGGCGCAATGATGTCGACGACAATGACCTGGTCGACATGCTCGAGCTTACCGAGGCGGCCAGGCTGTGGGCTCTGATAGAAAATGAAGAGGAAGAATCGTTATCTAGGCTGCAGGGGGTAATCGATTGCTAGGATTACCTCTGCTCATTCAGCGCTCAGCCAAGAGCTGCGGCGGGGATCCGCAACTCATGGCGTAGAAGCTGATTTAAG